ATGGCAAAAAAGAATAAAATGAAGCCTAGAGAGCTGCGTGAGGCTCAGAAAAAAGCCAGACAGCTCAAAGCGGCTGAGATAAATAATAACGCTGTTCCTGCGATCGCTGCCATGCCTGCTGCAGAGGCTGCTGCACCTGCGGCAGAGAAGAAAAAATCCTCCGTCAAGGCGGCAGGAATGAAGTCTATTCTTGTCAGCGAAAATAAAATGTATATAACCTCTTTTGGCAAGGGCAATTCTGCTGTGCTTGAATATGAGGTGGATAATAATGACTACAACAAAACTCAGCTTTCATCAAAGGACAACAGCAATATCGAGCTCTGTGATGTAGACGAAGTAAACATCACTTTTTCAAGCAAGCATGGCTTTGAGAGCGGAGTGAAGATAAACACTTCAAACCCTACTCACAGAAGCGGTGAAAGCTCGTCTGTAAGAGGGGATATGCTGGGGCTTAAATCGGAGCTTGAAAAGCGTTTTTTCGGCAAGACTTTTGATGATAATATACATATCCAGCTTATTTACAACATTCTGGATATCGAAAAGATACTTGCGGTGTATGTGACGAATATCGTTTATGCCCTGAACAATATGCTTGGGCTAGAAAATGAGAGCAATAACGATTTCATGGGGTATCTTTCTGCCAAAAATACTTATGATGTTTTCACTGATCCTGATGAAAGCGATCTTTCCAAGAATATAAAGGGTAATATCAAGAAAAGCCTCAGCAAGTTCAATGACCTGCTGAAAACAAAGCGCCTTGGCTATTTTGGTCTTGAAGAGCCTAAGACGAAAGATAAAAGAGTTTCGGAGGCATACAAAAAGCGTGTTTATCATATGCTTGCAATTGTGGGGCAGATAAGGCAGAGTGTTTTCCATGATAAGTCAAATGAGCTTGATGAGTACCTTTACAGCTTTATTGACATTATTGATTCCGAATACAGAGAAACTCTTGACTATCTTATTGATGAGAGATTTGATTCTATAAACAAGGGCTTTATCCAGGGCAACAAGGTCAATATCAGCTTGCTTATTGATATGATGAAAGACGACTATGAGGCTGATGATATCATACGCCTTTATTACGATTTCATTGTGCTTAAATCTCAGAAAAATCTCGGTTTTTCTATCAAAAAGCTTCGTGAGAAAATGCTGGACGAATACGGCTTCAGATTTAAGGACAAGCAATATGACTCTGTGCGCTCAAAGATGTACAAGCTTATGGATTTTCTGCTTTTCTGCAACTACTACAGAAATGACGTTATCGCAGGCGAAGCTCTTGTGCGCAAACTGCGTTTTTCAATGACCGATGATGAAAAAGAGGGGATATATGCTGATGAAGCGGCAAAGCTTTGGGGCAAATTCAGGAATGATTTTGAAAATATCGCCGACCACATGAACGGTGACGTTATCAAGGAGCTTGGCAAGGCTGACATGGATTTTGATGAGAAAATTCTTGACAGTGAAAAGAAGAATGCGTCTGACCTTTTGTATTTCTCCAAAATGATATATATGCTTACATATTTTCTTGACGGCAAGGAGATAAACGATCTTCTTACAACGCTTATCAGCAAGTTTGATAACATCAAGGAGTTTTTGAAGATAATGAAAAGCTCTGCTGTTAATGTTGAGTGTGAGCTTACGGCGGGCTACAAGCTGTTCAATGACAGCCAGAGGATAACCAACGAGCTTTTTATCGTAAAGAACATTGCTTCCATGAGAAAGCCTGCGGCTTCGGCGAAGCTTACAATGTTCCGTGACGCACTGACTATACTCGGTATAGACGACAAGATCACGGACGATAGGATAAGCGAGATTTTAAAACTTAAAGAAAAAGGCAAGGGCATACATGGTCTGAGAAATTTCATAACAAACAATGTTATCGAGTCCTCTCGGTTTGTATACCTTATCAAGTATGCGAACGCTCAGAAGATAAGAGAAGTGGCTGAGAATGAGAAAGTTGTCATGTTTGTTCTCGGGGGTATCCCTGACACGCAGATAGAGCGTTATTACAAGAGTTGTGTGGAATTTCCTGACATGAACAGTTCTTTGGAAGTAAAGCGCAGTGAGCTTGCGAGAATGATAAAGAACATCAGCTTTGATGATTTCAAAAATGTGAAACAGCAGGCAAAGGGCAGAGAAAACGTGGCTAAGGAGAGGGCAAAGGCTGTTATCGGGCTTTATCTTACGGTCATGTATCTGCTGGTGAAAAATCTTGTGAATGTCAATGCAAGGTATGTTATTGCGATACACTGCCTTGAACGTGATTTTGGGCTGTATAAGGAGATAATTCCTGAGTTGGCTTCAAAGAACTTGAAAAATGACTACAGGATACTTTCACAGACGCTTTGTGAACTTTGTGATGATCGTGATGAGTCGCCGAATTTGTTCTTGAAAAAGAACAGGCGGCTGCGTAAGTGCGTTGAAGTTGATATCAATAATGCAGACAGCAGCATGACAAGAAAATACCGCAACTGTATTGCTCATCTTACTGTAGTTCGTGAACTGAAAGAATACATAGGAGATATTCGTACAGTGGATTCTTACTTCTCCATTTATCATTATGTTATGCAGCGCTGTATCACGAAAAGGGAAGATGATACAAAGCAAGAAGAGAAAATAAAGTATGAGGACGATCTTTTAAAAAATCACGGCTATACGAAAGACTTTGTAAAGGCTCTCAACTCGCCGTTTGGATACAACATTCCGAGGTTTAAAAATCTTTCAATTGAGCAGTTGTTTGACAGAAATGAATATCTTACTGAAAAGTAGCGTGGTGTAGATACCGCCGCTCTCTTGGGGGACAGGAGGCGGTGGTGATATTCATTATCAGCGCCATTAGGGGAATAGTCCCAATCTTCTGTAGAAGAGATAACAACAGCATCGTTCTTAAAGTCAACTATAGCGCCAACACCATATGTAGTGATAAGCTGAGTTTTTCTTATATCTCCAACGGAGATCTTTTTGTCTGAATATGTTGATATGCTATTGTTTTCGTCTTTGACTTTTTTTCTGAAATTTGGTTTAGGCATCTAATTGCCCCCTATCTTTTGGTAAAATAAATATTTGCGTTTGGCTCAACAATCAAGGTAATAATCGAGCCATTCTTCTGCATAATCTCTTATTCTAGGCTCGATACTTTCGACACGTTCAAGCATGGTTTGTTATATCTGCTCTATATCTTTATCATCAGCAGTTTTTCGACGATGGCAGCAAAAATCCTGCTCTCACACAGAAGATCGTGGACAGCGTATCGAAACTTTCTGAGAATGATCAGAAGCTTGTGCTGGAGATTTCGGAGAGGTTGGGGAAAGATTGAATCGATAAAGTGCCTTAATGCTAGTCATAAGGCACTTTTGCTATGTGGAGCATACAAAAAAGAGTTACGCTTTTCTGTTCCTCAAAGCATAACCCTACTTGTTTAGTTAATACAAAAACTTCCCCTGCGGCGTTAAGTTCTGATAATAAAAAAGCCATGACGGACAATGCCCGTCACGGCGAGTGACTGGTCGAGGTGACGGGACGTTGAACAGTGGGTTCAAGCCTGCGTTTCGACCAAAATAAAAAGGTTACGCTTTTCGGTTTCTCAAAGCATAACCCTACTTGTTTAGGTAATACAAAAACTCCCCCTGCGGCGTTAAGTTCTGATAATAAAAAAGCCATGACGGACAATGCCCGTCACGGCGAGTGACTGGTCGAGGTGACGGGACTTGAACCCACGGCAAAAGTTATTCAAACTACGTTTTTACGCTGCTTTATATTTTTCATGTCACATTTCGTGTCATATATATCCTGAAAATAGTTATCAATGGTTTGGTCAATACGCTGGCGGTCTGTGTCAAACGTTTGCTGATATACCGATTTCAATGTGCTGGTGTTGCTCCAGCCGCCACGTTCCATAGCGTATACATCAGGAACATTTAGTTTCGCCATAACGCTGGCGTTGATGTGGCGTAGATCGTGAAATGTGATCTGATAGCCTGCCGATCGCATTGCTTTGACGAAACGGCCGTACACCTGTTTTCGGGTGTAGGTCACAACATAATCATCGGGTTGCAGGTTTAGGCTGTCTATTAGATTTACTATCGGCTGCCCTAGCCGTAGCTGTCGGCGACTGTTGTAGGTCTTAGCCTGTTCTTTGTCAATTATTTCCTTACCAACTGTGACACGCACCTGCGACAGTGTCAACACATCACCACATAGGTCCTTGCGGCGGATACCCAGTATTTCCGACATACGCATACCGCCCCATACAGCCAACAGCACAGGAATTTCTATATCTGACCCACGGAACAGGTCCACTACGGTTTCAACATCAGGCAGAATTTTAAATTTTTTCGTTTTGGGTGGCAAACGAATTTTTCCTAACCGTATATCCACGTCATAGTATGACATAACAGCTGTAAAAAAACCATAGATGTTATGAACAGTTTTCGGCGATTTTTCAACGGTCAAACCGTTTACCCAGTCCTGCACTAGCTGCGGCGTAACCTCATCAATTGGAATATCTTTCAACCTGTCAACATTGTTACGCAGGATAGTCTGATAGCCGTGTATCGTGGTGGGTGATAGCACAGGCGTTTTTATTTTGATATATTCTTCAGCTGCGGTCTGGAATGTTATTTGCTGGTTTTCTTCGTCCTGACATTTTATCAGCCATTCCGCCGCCGCAAGCTCGGCGGCTTTTTTCGTTTCGGCCGTGAAAGATTTGTATTTACCGGTGTTTTTATCGTACACTCTCACACGATAACTTCCGCTCGGCAGTCTTTTTGCTGTTGCCATGTAAAATTCCTCCTATTATCTTGACAATATTTATGATTTATGATAGAATAATAGGGTACTTCCTACTATAGTATCATCTCTTGCTTGGTCTGGTTGTACACGCCCTCACAGGTCGCTCTGTGGGGGCTTTTTTATTGTGGTATGTTTATCCGCCACACACCTTGCAAGGCTCGTAACCTGCGTTCTGGGCGTCCTGCAGGGTCATTGGCGTGCAGGTATCATCATAGTATCTGCATGATTCGTTGTGATACTTGTCGCCCGAAGTCGTGATATATACTATCGTTTCGGCTGGGTCCTGCGTGGTAGTTGTCACAGGGATCGCTTCGGTGGTGGTTTCAGGCTCTGCGGTGGTAGTAGTTGTTGTTGTGGTGGTGGTAGTGGTGACTTTTTCGCCCATATCTACTGTGATTGTTATAGGGTCAGATGTCACGCCGTCATATGTGGCAGTCACGTCCGCAAAGCCGTCTTTCAGGGGTTTCACATCATAGGTGACATATGCACCGCTATCATCATATTCTAACTGACAAACGTCAGGATTGCTGATTTCAATTTTTATATCTTTCGGATCAACGTCCTCTGCGTCGGTTTCACCTGTGATTCGCAAATAGATTATGTGGCTATAGTCACGATTATAGTCGTTCAGTGCGATAGAATAGTTGTCGTTAGTCCATTCAACCTTTGTCGGCCGCCTATATCCGAATAGGTGCGCTATTCCATAGACTATGACCGATATAGCACAGAACGCAACTATCATCATCAGACAACCGCCCTTTGACGTACCTCCTGCTTTACGGCCGTGAGACCTACGGCTTGACGATTTCCTGCCGCCCGATGTTGATACATATGACAGCCCTGTGCCTGGTATACCGACAGACTTTGTGCGCCGTCCTGAACTGTTGACAGTGTATCGTGCGCCCTTTCCACCGACGCTCATACCGACGGATTTTTTACCGATGTTTAATCTTGCACCGCCGCCGAGTTTGATTGATTTTCTAAAACGTAATCCCATGGTTTCTACCCCTTTTCTAATATTCACGGCTCCTGTGGGCACACTAGCCACAGAGGTGATTATATATGATATACAAAACACATCTGCGTGATATACGTCGCACACAGCGTCTGACACTGCGCCAGCTGTCTGAACTGTCAGGCGTTAGTTTTTCTGAAATTGACCAGATAGAACGCTATAACGTTGACCCACGCATTTCAACGGCTGTGCTATTGGCAAAATCGTTAAAATGTGGGCTTGACGATTTGTTCAGTTTCAACAAATAATGTTCGATATTATAAACACGCTTGCATTTTATGTCATAAAAATGCTACAATTTACACATAGCCTATATATAGTGTGTTTCATATATATAATAGCATTTTAACGCATATTTTGCAATACCTTTTTGACATTTTTTATTTTAGTCCGATTTTTCGGACAGTACATAAAAAAGGTATTGACAGCCGTGATTACATGATATATAATAGGCTTATCGAACATATGTTTCATAAATATAGGAGGAGAAAATAATGACGAAAGAAGAACGAACAGAATTTGAAAAAAGACTAGCCCACAAGATTTACATACTACAGCACCCCGAATTGTGGGAAAAAATAAGAGCAGAAAAAGAAAAGAGCTGCTTAAAGCAGCCCTCTCTTGAATAGGAGAAAATCGACATATTTGTCAAGGTCTTTGATTTCGCTATCTTCAAGAACCTTTAATGCGTCGATAATCTTGGCTTCCTCGTCACTTTGTGGTGGCGGGGAATTTTTTTCGCCCTCGTTTCCGCAAAGATAATCGAGAGACACGCCAAAGTATGCTGAGATCTTCAAAAGTGTCATTGCTGACGGCTCTCTCTCATCACGTTCGTAGTTGCAGTAGGTTGTTTTCGGCAAGCCTAAGGCTTTTGCAACTTCCTCTTGTGTGAGGTTTTTCGCCATTCTCAGTTTTTTTAGGCGGTTGTCAAACATTCTTATCACCTCCTACTATATATATTATATACCCATTATGGGAATTTGTCAATGAAAATAGGGCACATTATTTTCAAAATGAGTATTTTGTACAAAAATGCAATCTCAAATTTGTACATATTTGTACTCATTTTGGGGTTGACAAATGCCCAAAATGAGTATATAATGATAATGTACTCAAAACGAGTACGAAAACTCAAAACGAAAACGGAGGTGTAACAAATGGCTGAAAAGACAACGATATTTGACAACATCAATGGTGAACTGAGACGCAGACATCTCACCCAGCAGGATCTTGCGAAGACTATCGAAATAGACCGCAGAACATGGTCTAAATGGCAGGATAAAAACGATATGCCAGCGTCGGTACTTCTGCAGATAGCCAAATGGCTGAACGTTACGCTGGACTATCTTACACGTGACGTTCATGCAGAATAGTGGAGGTGAAAACAATGCCTGCAAAGAAAATGACCGCCAATGACGTGATATCAAAAAGGCTGAGGTCTATCAGAACCAATAATGATATCACACAGGCAAAAATCGCAAAACGGCTGAGCATGACACAGACAGCCGTGAGCAGGTGGGAACGGCAGTTCGGCACCATGAATGCTGAACAAATCGTAACGTACTGCAGGATAATCGGGGCGAACCCCGAAGAAATCTTTGCGGAATACTGCAAAGAAAGGAGCGTAAAGAAATGAACAACATGATAGCAACGCTGGAGATCATCAGATATGCGTCAGCCATAGCACTGTGCGTGGCACTATTCGCACTGGCGGTCTACGGGTTGTATCGCAATATCAAAGAGACAGCCGAAACCGCAATCCGTGAGGAGCTGGAGCAGGCAATGAAGGAAACTGCAAGACCTGTTGTCAAGGTCGAGATACAGGCGAAAGGAAAGTGGTAAAGTGTCAGAGGGTATGTTTATAGCCTGCATGATAGGCACAATGTTCGTGATACCGACAGTTTTCTGTGCTGTGATACTGTTCATAGCATACATTATAGACCCACACAAGTGGGAGCATGAACGCAGCTATGATAAAGATGATAGCCGTGACGAAAACAGCGACGACAGAGTTTAGATTTGCAATGCAACGGATTTGCTATGAATGGCACTGAGTGGCAATGGCTTAGCTCTGGATAGCATAAGCTACGGCAAAGCGAACCTGTGAACGGCTGCGAAGTGCGAAGGTGTTGATTTGAACAGCAAAGCAACGGCCTAGCGTCGATAAGCAACGGCACAGCATTGATTGACATAGATTCGCAAAGGCTAGGTATGCACAGCACCGTTTTGATAGGCAAAGGCGAAGCTAAACTGAGTTTCGATAAGCAAAGGTGAGGCTAAGTTTTGACAAGCAACGAAAAGCTAGGGCATAGCAGGGCGCAGATTGGCGGTGTTATGCAAAGGAAATGCAATTCCTAGAAACGCAATGGCCTGGCAAATTATTGCGTAGCTATGGCACGGCAAAAGTGATGTGGCGACAAGCATAGCAAAGGAATGGCATTGATTAGCTAAGGCACTGAGAAGCATCGCGGCGCAAGGGCCTAGCAAAAAAATTAATTTTAACGGAGGTCAAAAAAATGAAAAACATGAAAAAAATCAAAGTAAAACTGACGTTCACTGAGGAGATTTTGGGAACGGCAAATTCGACGACAACGATACACGACGAATACATAGCGTCGAAAGCGCCAGACGCAAAGAGCCGTGAGGAAGAGATAGCCGCACTTGGCGTGGCTGAGGTAGTCGAGAAGTCCATGACAGTATTCCCAATACTGGAAGACGGCACACCATTTCTGTGGGACTATCAGGTAAAAGGCTTCTTCAAGGACGCTTGCGGAGTGTTAAAGAAGGTATCAGGCACGGCTAGTTCAAAAATCAAAGCGTACAAGAAAGAGATTGACGGACTTGTTTTCATTGAGGAAAGAAAAATACCATACGAATTCAAGGGCGGCATGGGCGAATGTCAAAGACCGCTGAGGGCAAGCACACCGCAGGGCGAACGTGTTGCACTGGCACATTCCGAAACAGTGCCTGCAGGAGCAACAGTTGAGTTCACAATCGTTATACTGAAAGACGATATGGAAACAGCCGTGCGTGAATGGTTGGACTACGGCAGGCTGAGAGGTATCGGTCAGTGGCGTAACAGCGGCAAAGGTCGTTTCGAGTGGGAGGAAGAAGAATGCTGACGAGAGAAGAAACGATAAAGGACTATGACGGCAAGCAGTATATGAACGTAAGACCTATTGAAAAGGAGGATAACGATGATAACGAAAGAGGAGTTTGAAAAGGCGGTAAACTACTGTACAGGAATTACTGTTAATTGTAAAGATTGTCCGCTTGGTAAAAAAAGATTGATATGTGGTGCGTATTTCGCAGAGTACATAAAAAAAAATGAGCCTGCACCTGCGGCAACAGGCACAAGCTCGGAGGTGGTATCAAAAGATACCAATTCAACACACCTTGATGATAGCACACTGCTAAACATTTGTCAAGAAGGAATAGAGAAAATGGCAGAAATAGCCCTTGACGATTATCCAAACGAATTTCTGACAGGATATATTGAGTCATTCAAGGGCAACATCAAGAGGTTGAGAGGTGAGCATAGTGACTAACTACTCTTGCCTTGACTGCAAGCACCTGAAAGGCTGTTGGGAGAGTAGCAGGCGTTATCCCTGCAGATATTTTATACTGGCAGAGCCAGCAATACTAGAGAGGAGAGGTCGAAAACATGACAGTAAAAGAAAGGCTTGACGCTATGGCTGACATGGCGTTAATGGAACTAAAAATGAAAAAAACGCAAGAGTATGGGACTGTTACCGATGGCGTTTACCCTATGATGACAGGCGACGTGTGGACGTCTGGCGGAACAATATCGGGTGTTCAGATATTTCCGCCTGACATTCATGCCGTAGCGGAAGAAGTCAGAGCTGAGGTGCTGGAAAACGGAACTGAATTGTATTTCATGTACAAAAATATCGCATTTTTCAGCTATAAGGGGGCGGTTTAATGCGTTACACAGCTAATGATTGTGTCGGCTGCCCTGATGGGTGCAGATGTTGCGGAAGAGACCGCAATTATACTGTGGTCGAATGCGACAAGTGCAGAGGGCAGCTAGACCTTGCAAATGAAAATGTTTTCTGCTACGAGGGCAAGGACTACTGCAAGGACTGTTTCCGTGAGATTTTGATTGAAGAAATCAACCAGAATGACGATATTTCAATCTATGACCTTGCCGAGCTGGCAGGGGCTGAATACGAAGAGGAGGATCTGAACCTGCTATGAGTGCTAGTTTTGACAACGGCGTTCAGAAATATGTCAGGGGCTATGCGGTAGTTGAAACCGCATTCCCTGTTGACAATAAGGGTGTGACATACGCCGCCTGCAAGTATTGCAGGTTTTTCAGCCGCCGTTCTGGTCGGTGCAATCTGACTGACGAAATCGTATTTTTACCAGACACATTCGTGGGCGCTCAATGCCCACTGGAAATCAAAGAGGAGGAATAAAACATGGGACTACCTGTTCTAATTGAGGGAGAAAGTGGCAGCGGCAAGAGCCGTTCCCTCAAAAATTTCAAGCCAGGCGAGATAAGCATTTTCAACGTGGCAGGCAAACCACTGCCGTTCAAGAACAATGGCCTTGCAACACTTTCGGTGGCAAAACTTGTCAAGGCAAACAAAGGCAAAAGCCGTTATGATGTTATCAAGGCGGCTATGTTTCAATCGAAATCAAAGGCATTTGCCATTGACGACAGCCAGTATCTCATGGCATTTGACAGTTTCGACAAGGCAAAAGAACTAGGGTATGGAAAATTCACTGATATGGCGGTCAGTTTTGAACGGCTGATAGAATTTGTTATAAATGACCTGCCGTCAGACGTTATCGTGTATTTTCTGCACCATGTCGAACTAACCGACGGGGGCAAGTACAAAGCAAAAACTATCGGCAAGATGCTGGATAACCAGCTGACAGTCGAAGGGCTGTTTTCAATCGTGCTGTTCTGCACAGCTGACGAAAATCATCACTATTTCATCACACAATCCAGGGGAATTTCAACTGCAAAATCACCCGAAGATATGTTTGACGATGAAATCGAAAATGATTTGAAATTCGTAGACACCAAAATCAGAGAATATTGGAATTTAACTCCAAACAACACAGAAAGCGAGGAAAAGTAAATGATAGGAATTACAGGTTACAAACAGGCGGAAGCAACAAGTTTTTCAGAGCTGCCAAAGCTCCAGCCAGGCGGATATGTAGTAAAAATTCTCAATGTCAAGGTTGAACCCACTGACTGGGGAAGCAGGCTGGCAATCCAGTTTGACATCGCAGAGGGCGAATTCAAGGGCTTTTTTGACAAGCTGTATAAGGCTACACCTGACGAGTGGGAGAACAAAAAGTGGAAGGGTTCAATGCGCCTGAGCATACCGCATAACACAGGTGATGAAACAAAGTTCAAGAAGTCGCTGGGCTATTTCAAATCCCAGATACAGGCGTTCGAAAATTCAAATGCCAATCTACATATAGACTGCGAGCGTGACTGGGACGAGAACGTCCTGAAAGGCAAACTCGTCGGCGCTCTCTTCAACGAAAAAGAGTGGGAAAAGGACGGTAAGACAGGCTGGTTCACACAGTGCAAACGCTTTGTACCTGCAAATGATATCCGCAGTGGCAATTTCACAATTCCAAAGCGTGAAGAGCTGAAAAACAAGCCGTCAACAGCCAGCAATGACAGTTTTGATCCGAACGCCAATCTGTCTGATTTCGTTGAAATCAACACAGGCGATGACACAGTACCATTCTGATGCACCCGATAGACATTGACGCCACACTTAAAACGTTCTCGGTTATCGTTGATAGCCGAGAACAAAAGTGGGGGCATATTGAAAAGGCTCTGAAAGCCACAGAAACGCCATATACACAACACAAATTAAACTATGGTGATTATACCTGTGAAGCCATAAAGCCTAACAGCGAGCCCGTGAGCCTTGCACGAAACGTTGTTATTGAGCGCAAGGCAAATCTGGACGAAATCGTGAGCAATTTCACGAAAGGGCGAGAGCGTTTTGACCGTGAATTTAAGCGGTCGGTTGAAGACCATGCAAAAGTGTTTTTAATGGTCGAAGATGATAGACTGTGGGAAAATATCCTGCTACACAATTACCGCAGTAAAATGCCGCCAAAGGCACTACTTGCAACGTTCTGTTCATGGCAGGCACGATATAACATCACGATCATAGCGTGCAGAAAGCAAGAAAGCGGCACGCTGATAAAGGCGATATTATACTACGCTTTGCGAGATTATCTTCAAAAATTGGGCGGTGATTAAATGCTAGAAAATGGATTTATAACACTAGAACGAAAAATATGCACATGGCGTTGGTTCCGTGAACCGAACACATTGGTAGTGTTTTTATATCTGATTTTGCAGGCAAATTATGAACCACATGATTTTGAAAACATCACAATTCAGCGTGGGCAGATAGCTACAAGTTATCCAAGCATTGCCAAAAACACGGGTTTGTCAGTAAAAAGCGTAAGGACAGCAATAAAACATCTTATTGAGACAGGGGAAGTGGCAGTCTCAAAATATCCACGATATAGCGTTTATACCGTGGTTTGCTATGACAAGTATCAAGACAAGCGGCAGAGTGTCGGGCAGGCTAAGGGCAGGCAAGGGGCAGGCTGTGGGCAGGCTAAGGGCACCAATGAAAAGAAAGCAACAAAGTATAACAAAGATAAAGAAATATATGCTGCTCCCGCAGCGCACACAAACGGCAGGCGGACAGATAATCCAGGCAGGACAGATTTTTGAGTGAGGTGAGAAAAACATGGGATATACAATGCGTGATGATGATGTGGTCGGTCTGGCTGTGGTACTGAATGCAGAAACGCACCGCAAGGGACGTGAACTGTATTTCAAATACTGTCCGTACTGCAATGGGGGCGGTCATGACAAAGATACATTTTCTGTAAATCTTGACACGGGGGCGTTCAAGTGTTTCAGAAGCAGTTGTGGCATGACAGGTCATTTTGTGCAACTAGCTAGGGATTTCAACTATCCGCTGGAATTTGACGACGAGCAGAAAAAGAAATACCGCACGTTACCACCTGTGAAAATAGTCACACGTGACAAGGCGATTGAATACCTGCGGTCGAGGGGAATTTCAGAGATCACCACACGAAAATACAACATTACTGTCGGTGATAAACGTGACAATTTGCTGATGTTTCCGTTTTTTGATGAAAATAACGTGCTGACATCGGTCAAATACCGCAAGACAGATTTTGTCAAGGGCAGAGACAATCAAAAAGAGTGGTTTGAAAAGAACACAAAACCGATACTGTTCGGCATGAACCGATGCACAGGAAAACATGATAGGCTAATAGTCACAGAGGGGCAGATAGATAGTCTGTCGGTGGCAGATTGCCAGATAGATAATGCGGTGTCTGTGCCAGGCGGTCAGAGTAATAAAACATGGGTGCCGTTCTGCTATGATTTTGTAGACAGCTTCGACGAAATCGTAATTTTCGGAGACCATGAACACGGCCATGTGACACTGGTTGACCAATTTACAACATCATTTCCGCACAAAAAATTAAAAGTTGTCAGGGCACAAGACTACCTGGGCGAAAAGGACGCAAATGCAATCCTGCAGAAATACGGCTGTAAAGCGATATGCGACGCCGTAAATAACGCTGAAGAAATACCTGTCACGGCTGTCAAAAAGTTATCACAGGTCAAGGCGGTCAACCTGGATAAGCAGGAACATATCAGAACTGGCATATACGATGTTGACCGATATATCGGCGGTATCTATATGGGACAGGTGGTGGTTATCACGGGCAAGCGTGGAGAGGGTAAATCAACGTTAGCGTCACAAATAATCGCAAATGCACTAGACCAATCAGATTCCGACGGCAATCCGTATTCGATTTTCGTTTATTCGGGTGAATTGCCTGACTATCATTTCAAACGCTGGCTGGATCTCCAAATCGCAGGAAAACAAAACGTCATACGTTCGGTCAACGAATATGGTGACGAAACATATGACATACCTGATGATGTGGTCGATAAAATCAACCGCTGGTATGATGATAGGGCGTATATATTTGATAACACGGCTGTGACGGCTGAAATCAAACTTGACGGCGACAATGTGAAACGTGACGGCAAGATATCATTGTTGAATACGATTGAAACGGCTATCCGCAGATTTAATGTCAAACTGATACTGATTGATAACCTCATGACGGCGCTGGATGTTGACCTCAGCAAAGAATTGTATCGGGCACAGTCAGATTTTGTAAATGCGGTGAAATATATAGCGGTTAAATATAACGTAGCTATCATACTGATAGCGCACCCACGCAAAACCGCCGATGGCATTGAACTGAATGCGGATAGCGTCAGCGGTTCGGGTGATATCACAAATAGGGTTGATTTGGTTTTAACATATAGCAAAAACAACGACGATGACAAGGATGATTTTCAAAGCAAAATTGCCATTGTAAAAAACCGATTAACAGGCAACGTGGCAGATAATATCAAGGTTGCCTACAGCCAGATTTGTAAACGTATCGGCTGTAACAATGCTGAATGGGGCAGGATCTACGGCTGCTTCAAAGATGTTGACACGGCCGAAGACGAAGATTTACCGCCATTTTAAAATCACAAAAAAGAGGAGTGAAAAAACATGGAAAGGTCAGAAATCGACAAGCTGGCATATCGTGGTGAAGAGCTACCAAACGATAGCAACATTTTTGATGAAATATATTGGTTGGCTATGTATTATCTGTACAAGACAGCAACGCTGAACAACATTCCTGCGGAGCAAGCAGCAAAAGCCAAAAGTGCATTGACGCAGAAACTGGACAAGCAGATAAAGCAGAGCGAACCTAACGAAAACGTGATAGCAGCATTTAATGACAGCGTGCGTGTTATGCGTGAAATGGAAAAATTCATCAGACCCTATGCGGAATTTGAAAAGAAAAGCCGTGAAGAGCTGATAGAATTTATCAAGCATATGTTCGATGTGCTGTCGGGGTTAGGTCCGTATGAGGAGGCCGAATAACATGGGTAACAACAAATTCTGCACAAGCTGCAAATATTTTAACAGATCACCCGACAACTGCGGCAGGAAGAACGGAAAATACGGACTGTGCGTTCGTCAAATGAAATTCGGCCTAAAACCAATGGTAGTCAACTATCAGCACCCTGTCTGTGAAGAATTCAAGGACAAGATAGAGGCTGTAAAATGCAGTGCTGCTACAACGCTTTGTTGGTACTGTAAACACGCAGTGCCGAAGAGGGACAAGCTGACAGGTGAGCAGATAACAGGGTGCAGTTGGTCGATAGACAGACAACCTGTTGTCGGCTGGAAAACACATCAGCACAGAATTTACAAGGCACAAAAGGGCGGTATGATACATTCGTATACTGTGACCAAGTGTCCTGAGTTTGAGGAGGGATAAAAAATGGTTGAAATCAAATTAAAACCTGGAATGAAGTTTAAATACAAGGGTATAGACTTTATATGCCTTGACATTATCAACGGCAACTACTTAGCGATAACGGCTGAGTGTTGGTGCATAAAGCGTTTTAACGAAAAATACGGGGACGGCTGCAACAACTGGGAGAAATCCACTCTTCGCCGCTTTCTTAACGAAGATGTACTCGAGGAACATTTTAACACGGAACATCTTATAACGCAAACGTCTGATCTTATTGCCGATAACGGTGATAAAGCTTACGGAACGTGTGAAGATTATATAACGCTACTCACTTGCGATCAGTACCGCAAGTATAGAGACTATGTACCGCTGTTTGAAGAATGTATGTGGACGCTCACTCCTTGGAGGTGCGACACCGACCTCGCTCGCTACGTGCGTTACGTCAGCCCGACAGGAGCTGTCCACAGCAACGGTGCGTACAGCAGTCACGGGCTCGCTCCAGTTTGCTTATTTAATTCACAGGCACTTAGGGTTGAATATTCTGGTGTCAGATTGGTGGGGATAGAATGACAAAAATCAAACCCGAATACATATTTCCACTCCTGCTGATTTTGCTAGACGTGGGAGCGGCGGTTATATACGCCGTGCAGAAAGACTACAAGAAAGCCGTCTACTGGTTAGCGGCGGCTGTACTGAATGTGGCGGTAACTTTTTAGGAGGCTATATGGATAGTGCAAAAGAACAAAAGGCTATCGAACGTTTGAAAGCGTTTGAACCTGCGGACAGATATTATCTAGCATATAGCGGTGGAAAAGATAGTGACTGTATCAAAATTTTGGCACAACTCGCAGGTGTTAAATTTGAAGCAGTACATAATCTGACAACTGTTGATGCGCCCGAAACTGTGAGGTATATTCAATCTCAGCCAGATGTCAGAATTGACAAGGCGTATGACAAGAACGGCAATCATGTTACAATGTGGAATTTGATTGTTAAAAAACTAATGCCTCCGACACGCCTTGCGAGATATTGCTGCAGCGAATTAAAAGAACGTGGCGGCACAGGACGTGTTGTTGTCACGGGTGTTAGGTGGTCTGAAAGTCGACGTCGTAGAGAAACAGTGGACGTCGTTAAAGTTGTCGGAAAACCTAAATCAACGATGAAAACAGCTGATGAAATAGGCACAGAATATCAACAAACGTATCAGGGTGGAATCATTTTTAATGATGATAACGACAAAAATCGTAGGTTGGTTGAACACTGCTATCGCACAACGAAAACTATGGTAAACCCTATAGTCGACTGGTCTGATGATGATGTGTGGGATTTTTTGCACTACTATGGTTGCAAATCAAATCCGCTGTATGAATGCGGTTTTAATCGTATAGGTTGCGTTGGCTGTCCTATAGCAGGGAAACATAGATACGTTGAATTTGAACGATATCCGAAATACAAACAAAATTATATAACGGCATTTGATAGAATGCTAGAACGTAGAAAAAAGCTTGGGAGATCAGCTAAAATGTCATGGCAAACAGGGCAAGACGTTTTTCGCTGGTGGCTAGGCGAAGATTTCAACCAGCTGACATTTGATGATTTGGAGGTATAACATATGGCAAGATACATCGATGCAGACAATCTGATTAACGAATTATCGGCGGCGTGTATGCCGATATACGAAAAGGGCATAACAGGCATTCTGGGTGATAACAGCAGTATCGCTGATATAATCAACGAACAGCCTACTGCAGACGTGCAGGAGGTTAAGCATGGAGAATGGAAATTTCACAAAAAAACAAAGCTCGTGCCAAGCAACAAGGTTGGCATAAAAGAAGAGTACACTAATGGTCATAGCTGTGCTATTGTAGATGATAAAAACGTTAATCAAAAAATTATGATTATGATGAAACGTATAACATTAAAAATTCCTGTATGTTCGGTCTGCGGTTGGTACGGGCATGATGAATGCGATGTAACACCATACTGCCCTAACTGCGGAGCTATGTTGATAAGAAAGAAGAACAAGAAAAACTATAAAGAAGGAAATGCAATGAGCGAAACAGTATCAGGCGAGGAGCTTGAAAAGATAAACAACTATGTGAGAGAGCCGCTAACGGAGGACAAGGTCTTTGTTTTCAGGGTGGCGCTTTGTGACAATGACATTGACAGAGATGGTGAAAAGTTTTCATCAGGTGCTTTGAGGAAGCTTGCGGAGCTTTTTAAGGGCAGAACGGGTATTTTCGATCATGATCCTAAAAGCTCAAAGCAGACTGCTAGAATATTCGACACATGGGTGGAAACTCTGCCTGGGAAAATTACGACAGACGGAGAGGTCTACCGCAGGCTTATGGCAAAGGCTTACATGGTGCGTACTGCTTCTAACGGCGATCTTATAAGCGAGATCCAGGGCGGAATAAAGAAAGAGGGATCCGTTAGCTGCACCATGGGAAAGAAGCTTTGCTCTGTATGCGGAGCGGATATGTACAAGGGCAGCTGTGGCCATGAAAAGGGGTGTGAATACGGCGGTAGGCTGTGTTATCACATTCTTGACGAGCCGCTTGAAGTTTACGAGTGGTCGTTTGTGGCAGTGCCTGCGCAGGTGCAAAAAAATGGCACTAAAAGTTTGGCAACAAGGAGAGACGACAATGCGTGAAATATTATTTCGTGGAAAATGTGTAAATAATGGTGAATGGTTTCAGGGCTATCCATGCCACTATGGTTGGATAGGAAAAGAAAAAGACTATATCATACCCGATTATGCAAGTGCGTTATATACAGCCGAAGTTGACCCTGAGACAATCGGTCAGTACACAGGTCTTACCGACACGAACGGCAATAAAATTTTTGAAGGGGATCTCTGCCTGTGCGACAGAAATATTTCAAAACATATTGACAAAAAGGTTTTTGAAATTAAATTTGACCCTGAGACCGGTTTTTTCGGAGAAAGTGACACGTCAAACATTTACCCTAGCGATTTTTATATGTGCGAAATCATCGGAAATATTTTCGACACCCCTGAATTTCTGAAAGCTGGTGAAATGCCATGAAAGCACGAACGAACATCGTCAAACAAAGCGACATCAAAAAAGAGGTCGCAAAGGAAATGCAGAAAAGATATAGTGAACTGCAGGGCGAGATTATGCAGGATATCACAGAACAGATAATGGCGACTGTTTTGTGGACGCTAGACAAGTGGTACGGCTGGAAAGGCAAACGTCTACGTGCATTCATCGACGCAGTAAATAGCACGTTTGACATCATGGACACGGCTGAATTCGATAACGATAACAACGCCAGCTATCTGAAAGAGACATACGGCATTGACCTGTCGGAACTGATATCAACGGAAATGACCGACAGGGTGCAGAAAGGCGGTTGAAATGACAGCAAAAGAATACCTTAGCACGGCATATGAAATTGAGCGTCAAGTGAAATTAATCGAATTGACGATTGAAAAGTTGAAGTCGCAGTTGGAGTATGCTGGCATATCCTATGAGAATACAGGTGCCAGTCATGGCAGCGGAAGTTTCGACAAAATGCCCAAAGTTATAGAAAAAGTTGCTGAATATGAACACAAAAAGCAAGAACGAGCATTGGCACTGATTGACAAACGTCTGCAAATTGAGCAGTCTATTGACGCATTATCAGACGCAAGTCAGCGAGAGGTGCTTACACGGCGGTACATTCTTTATCAGCGTTTGGAAGGCAAGTTCAATGAAAAGAATGGAAAATACATAATGGGGATAAATGACCATATGCACTATTCCAAAAGCGCAATTTACAGAATTCATGGTGAGGCACTGAAAAATATTGTTATTCCAAAAGAGTGGAGCAAATTGGAGTGAATTGGAATAATTAATGTGCTATACTGTATAATAGCCCGATAGGGCAAAGGTCAGTTGGTTATCTCCTCAGTAAAAGCCAACCTTATTTTTACGCCTGAGTGGCTAGCCCTCAGGCAATGTGCAGGGGCGGTGCGCCATCACTTAACCTGCTCCATGTTTTTTACTTCTTTTGTTTTAGATCTCCTGACTTCCGCTATGGCATTAGCTATGGCGGATATATCGGTCGATACTGCAATGATGTTGACACCGATACCAATCAGCCACACACACCTCTTAACAATGTGTCCCACGTGTGGCATTTTTATTTTATGGGGGCGGCACTATGAGAGACTTTGCGTATTCTTTTTACCGCTCAGCGGCATGGAAGAAGTGTCGCCAATCTTACATCGACAAACGCATATTAATCGACGGCGGTCTTTGCGAAGAATGCCACGAACGTGCTGGATATATCGTTCATCACCGAACATTGTTGACGCCAGCAAACATTAGTGACCCTGAGGTATCATTAAACCATGCCAATCTCGAATTTGTATGCAAAAAATGTCATGATAATTTCGAGGGTCATTTTTACCAAAAATCGCCTAAAAAATTAACAAAATGTGAATTTGACGCATTTGGTATGCCCGTACCCCCCTCAAATTTGGACTGAATTTTTTCCTAAGATACCGAGGGGGCAAAGGTCATTTTTTACGGCTCATAAAATCACATAAGGGGGTGTAATCTGATAATGGCAAAAATCAAAAAGAATTTGAGCGAGTTGCGAAAAGCTGTGGATAGCTGTGAGCCAGCTAAGAGAGAGCTGGGCATAAAGCTGTTAGATCAGCTGGAGTACATGGAAAATCTGCTGAGTGAGTATCAGAAAAAGATAAAAGCAGAGGGCGCAATCATCGAAGCAACAAACGGCAATGGTTTTACTGTCAAGACAGAGCACCCAGCAAGTAAAGCATATGCAACACTAATCGGAAAATACAATGCAATGGCTAAGACAGTTGAAGACATTATTCTCGACAGCCTGCAAAAATCTGAGGGTGACGAGCTGTTGGAATTCCTAGGCGGTGCAAAGCGTTGACGGAATTTGAAAAATATTTTACTGGCATTTATGACGGGAGTATCGTTGCGTGTGAGAAAATGAAAAAGGTTTCGGAAATGCTGCTGAACAGGTTTGCAAGCCCTGATGAATTTCATTTTGACGAAGCTATTGCAACACGGCACACGGATTTTATAGAAAAATTCTGTAAGCTGCCGTCTGGAAAACTAGGTCAGCTGTTGAAGCTGGAGTTGTTTCAAAAAGCAAGACTGCAAGCATTATTCGGTTTTGTTGACGATAACAACCTGCGCCAGTATAACGAATGCCTGATAATTGAAGGTCGAAAGAACGGCAAGACAACGGAAATTGCGGCGGTTGAAAATGATATGCTAGTCAATGACGGAGAGGGTTCACCGCAGATATATAACGTTGCCACAATGCTAGACCAGGCAAAGCTAGGTTTCAACGCCTGCTACAAAATGATAAAACAATCGCCATTGTTGAGCAAGCATATTCGTAAACGTGCGGCCGATTTGTATTTTCCGTTGAACATGGGATTTATAAAGGCTCTTGCCAGCAATTCAAACAGCCTTGACGGATTGGACGTTCACTGCGGTGTTATCGACGAATTGGCGGCAATAAAGAACCGAGATCTATATGATTTGATAAAGCAAGCAATGGGTGCTAGACAGCAACCTATTTTATTTTGCATTACAACAAACGGCTTCGTTCGTGGTGGTATCTTTGACGCCCAATACGAATATGCAAATAATTTGCTATACGGACGGCTGACGGAAATCAACAAAAGGTTTCTGCCGTTTATCAACGAACTGGATAGCCCCGACGAATGGGATAAGGAAGAATGTTGGATAAAAGCAAATCCCGGGCTGGGTACGATAAAATCAATAGACTATCTGCGACAAATGGTGCAGAAAGCCAAAGATGACCCGAGTTTCAAAGCAACGGTTATGGTCAAAGATTTTAACCTTCCGCAGAATACCGAAAGCGGCTGGCTGACATGGGACGAGCTGAACAATGAAGAGCCTATCACGGACTATCCGTTCAGATATTTCATCGGTGGTTTTGACGCTGCTGATTATATAGACCTGAATGCCGCAAAGGCTATCTGCAAGAAGCCTGATGATGATAGATTGTATGTAAAATCTATGTACTGGATTCCGCAAGCCGTTCTTGACGCTGACGCTGAAAAGGGTGACAGACGTGGACGAGATAGTGTGCCGTATGAATTGTGGAAGTCGCAAGGTCTACTGAGGACGTGCGAGGGAAACAAGGTCAACAAGCGTGTTATTTTGGACTGGTTTTTGGAGTTGAGAGACAAAGAAGACATCTATCCGTTGGCTATCGGCTATGACCCTTGGCACGTTTCGGACGAGCTGATAAAAGCGTTTGAAGAGGAGTTCGGCAAGGGTGTTTTGATACCTGTGCGGCAGGGCGTTATAACGCTGTCTGACCCAATGAAAAATTTAAAAGCTGAATTTCAACGACACAACATTGTCTACGGCAACAATCCGATTGACAAATGGTGTTTTCTGAATACGGCTGTCAAGACAGATGTCAACGGCAACATTCAGCCGTGCAAAAAATCAGACCGAACACAGAGAATAGACGGACTTGCGGCGCTATTGGACGCATATGTGGTCTATTATAATCGGCAGGAAGAATTTGAAAGTTTGATATAAGGAGATAAAAGTGACAACCGAAGTAATTAACAATCTATTTGGCATAAAAGAAAGTTTTGAACTTCCGCAGGTGCTTCTTGCGAAACTTCTTGACAAGGCTGAAAAAGACAAGCTATGCAAGGAATTTGTCAAACAGGGTTTCAATGGCAACAATGATTGCCTGCGTGACTATTTTCAAGAGAATAACGCAAACCGCAGTAATCTAAAGCAGGATTATACGCCCGATTGTCTGTGCAAGTTGATTTCCAAGCTTGCACCAAAGTCAGGGAAGATAATTGATATTTGTGCAGGAACTGGCGCACTGTCGGTTGGTATGGATAGGGATAGCGTCTTTCAATGCGAAGAATTATCGCAAATGAGTATTCCTGTGTTGCTTCTCAACCTTGTGATACGCAATAAAGATGCCATTGTTGTTCAAAAAAATGTTTTGCTTAACGAAGTGCAGAAAGTTTATAAGCTGTGCAAATCGGACGAGTTCAGCGATATAGAAGTTGTTGATACTTATGAAGAGAATACAACGGATGTTGTTATATCAAACCCACCTTATTCGCTGAAATGGGAGCCAAAGTCAGACCCACGCTTTGAGGGCTATGACCTTGCGCCTGCTAAAGCTAGCGACTATGCGTTTGTGCTTGACGGCTTATCACGGCTGTCAGACGTAGGCAAGGCATTCTATATCCTCCCTGCAGGTGTCCTCTTTCGAGGAAACGCAGAGGGCAGGATCCGCAAGCAACTTATAGAGAATAATTTGATAGACGCAGTTATTTCGCTGCCTGAAAATATGTTTCTGAATACCAGCATACCTGTCAATGTTATCGTATTTAGCAAAAATAAGCAAACAAAAGATATTCTGTTTATCAGTGCCGAAAAGCTTTTTGAGAAGCACGGCAAGCAGAACGTCATGGCGGACGAACATATTCAGAAAATAGCCGATACATATCACAACCGCAGTGTTGTTGAAAAATTTTCAAACGTGGCGAACTATGAAGAAGTTGCTAAGAATGATTACATCTTGAACGTTCCACGCTACGTTGACACGTTTGAAAAGGAGGAACTTCCACCTTTAAAAGACATCTGCAAAGAGCTGATACAAAGTGAGCTTGAAGTGCATAAGGCGACGAATGACCTCATGGTGATACTTAAAGACCTTTGCGGTGATGATGAATACAGTCAGGTCAAGGACGATTTTTTGAAATTCTTCACCGAACAAGACATTGTCGGTGAAACCATGGCAACATGGCTTGAAATGAAAAATCTTGAAAACCGCACGGACTACATTCTTTCCCATGCCAAGAAGGAACGCAAACCACTGCTTGACATTGTGACATTTGAACGTGTGAAAAAAGGCAAAGTGTACGAAGCTGGCACTGTCTATATTCAGCTATCCGCTACGGACGGAAAAGTAAGATATCTTTGCGAGAACTCAGAGCTGGAAACCAAGTACGGCGTATTTCAACCCAAAGACAAGAGCATGGGAACAAGATATCTTTTCTATATCTTGGAATATGAAATGGAAGCGTTTTTGGCACGATATCAGAGCGGAATGAATATTAATCCTGAGATTTTCAAATTCATGCAAGTTACGTACTATCCCGAAGTGAAGTATCAGCAAGAAATAGCTATGACGCTTGACGGCATTCAGGCAAGATATGATGAGGTTTATCAAGAAAAAGAATCATGGAAATGTTTTAAGGAATTTCACTTGTCGGGAATGTTCCCGTGATAAACAACTACAGGTAGAAAGGGGTGAAAAAATGGGTCTGATAAATCGTTTTAAAAACAGATCACAGGTAGTGACCCGATATAAGATGATGTCGGAAATCGGCAACGGCTACTATAGTTGGGACGGTAATGTTTATCGTTCGGACTTGGTGCGTGCCTGCATTCGCCCAAAGGTCAAGGCTATTGGAAAGCTGACCGCAAAGCATATCAGAAAATCATATAGCCGAAATGGTGACGGCAGTATCGAGATAAACCCTGAACCATATATGCGAATGCTACTGGAAGAACCTAACGAGTTCATGACAATGCAGAAAATGTTGGAAAAAGTCGCAACGCAGCTGTGTTTGAACAACAACGCATTTATCCTGATTATCCGTGACGGCAACGGCTATCCTACTGAACTATATCCTATTCCTGCGGACAGTGCAGAGTGCGTATATATCGGCAACGATTTGTATTTGAAATTCACGTTTTTCAACGGGCAAAGATATACGTTTCCATATGCTGACATCATTCATCTGCGTAGTGATTTTTATAAGGACGATATCTTCGGAGAACGGCTGAGTGAAACGCTGACGCCGTTAATGGAAATCGTGACAACTACAGACCAAGGTATTGTCAAGGCTATCAAAAATTCGTCAATTATTCGCTGGCTGTTGAAGTTTACAAGCTCCTTGCGCCCTGAGGATTTGAAGAAGCAGGCGCAAGAATTTAGCGAGCAATTCATGAGCGTTCAGAACGGCACAGGCGTTGCAGCGGTCGACAGCAAGGCAGACGCAAAGCAAGTTGACGCAAAGGATTATGTACCGAATTCATCGGTCATGGAAAAAACCACGCAGAGAATTTATTCGCTGTTTAATACGAACGCCAATATCGTACAGTCGAACTACACGGAAGACCAGTACAACGCCTACTACGAATCGGAGATAGAACCAGTTGTAATGGAACTGGCTGGCGAATTCACACGAAAACTATTCAGCCGTATCGAAAGAGGGTATGGCAACAAGATAGTTTTTGAAGCGTTCAATCTGAGCACTGCGTCGATGTCAACCAAGCTGAATCTGGTGCAGTTTTTTGACAGGGGTATCATGAACGCAAATGAAATCCGAAGCGTGTTCAATCTAGCTGACATTCCTTCGGGCGATCAATACTATGTCAGACTAGACACGGCAAAGATAGACAGCGGTGAGGGAGGTGAAAATGATGAAAATTAACGTCAAAGGTACTATCATTCCGAATGATGACCAGTGGATCTATGACCTTTTCGACATTGACGCCACTTCTCCTGCAAAGGTTTCAAAGGGTATAACTGCTGCGGCTGAAAAAGACGAGCCGTTGGAAGTTTACATCAATTCTGGCGGCGGTGATATTTTTGCGGCGTCCGAAATCTATTCAGCAATCCGTGAATATTCAGGTGATGTCAAGATACACGTTGTCGGTCTTGCAGCAAGTGCGGCAAGCGTGATAGCGTGTGCAGGCAAGTCAGATATATCACCGACGGCACAGATCATGGTGCATAACGTATCATCAGCGACAAGCGGTGATTACCATGACATGGACAAAATGTCAGAGATTTTGCAAAAAGCCAATGAAACCATTGCAAATGCCTACATAACCAAGTCAGGCATGGCAAAAGAAAAGGCACTGGAAATCATGGACAAGGAAACATGGCTGACGGCTGATGAAGCGGTCGAACTGGGGTTGATAGACGAAATCGCAGGGAGCAAGAACGTCAAATCACAGCTTGTGGCGGCCTACTGCGATATCATACCGCAGAACGTAATCGAAAAAATGAAAGCTGAGCGTGCTGACAAAAAGATAACAGCACAGGCGAGGCTTGACAAACTAAAGGAGGGTTATAAAAATGACAAGACAGGAAATGCTTGACAAGGCTCAGGCTCTCATCGACGAGGGCAATTTTGAGGAAGCTGAAAAGCTGATGAATGACGCTGAGAAAGCGGCAAAGACACAGGCAAATCTGAACGCTATGACAAAAGACCATGCGTCAGATACTATGAAAAATATCATTGAAAGGAATGAAAACAAGATGAACGAGAATGCGATCACACACACATCAAACATTTATGACAGCATCGAGTACAGAACTGCGTTTATGCACAACGTTCTCGAGGGTACACCAATCCCTGCAAAGTTTGCAAATGAAGCACAGAGCACAAAGACCACTGACGTTGCGGCTGTTATTCCGTCAACAACCATGCAGAGAATCGTTGAGAAGCTGGAGGAACACGGACAGATCTATGCCCTTGTCACAAAGACAAATATCAAGGGTGGCGTGACAATCCCTACATCAAGCGCCAAGCCAGTTGCAACATGGGTTGCTGAGGGTGCAAGCTCTGACACGCAGAAGAAGACCACAGGTTCAATCACTTTCAGCTACTTCAAGCTCAGATGCCCAATTTCAATGTCACTTGAAGTTTCTGTGGTATCACTCGACTTCTTCGAGACAGTATTCGTTAATCAGGTGGCAGATGCAATGATCGCCGCTATCGAGACAGCAATCATCAAGGGCGATGGCACAACTAGGCCAAAGGGCATTCTGACGGAAACTGTTGTCAGTGGTCAGAATGTGAACGTTGCACTGGCAAGCGGCATTACATACGATACCCTGTGGAATATGATGTCAAAAATTCCGTCAGGTTATAGAACAGGCGTTAAGTGGTTTATGAACTGGTCAACATTCTGCACTATCCAGGCAATGACCGACACTCAGGGACAGCCTATCGCTAGGGTCAACTATGGTCTTAACGGAGATATGCAGCCATCAGTTCTTGGCAGACCTGTTGTGTTCTCTGATGATATCGACGCTTATACCGACGCTGTATCGGCTGACACAATCGTCGCTTTCTTGTTCCGCCCTGAGGACTATATCCTCAACACAAATCTCCAGATGACAGTCAAGAGATACGAGGATAATGACACTGAGGATCAGGTTATAAAGGGTATCATGCTGGTAGACGGCAAGGTCATCGACAAGAACAGCCTTGTAACGCTGACCAAGAAAAGCAAGTAATCATGACAAAAAGGGGGCATAACGAATGCTTGAAAGTTTGAAAAATTCGTTGAGGATATCACATAACAAGCTAGATAGCGACATTATGTCAAACGTTGACGCCTGCATGGAAGATTTGAAGCGTGTGGGCGTGTTCGTTCCCTTTGACGCTGATGATTGCAGTGCAATTCTAAAAAAGGCTATCGAAAACTATGTCAAATGGCAATATGATTTCAACGGCAAAGGTGAAGATTTTCGCAAGAACTACGAGCGCCTGCGAGACGCACTAAGTCTGAACGAGGACTACACGGAGGGGATTTAACGATGTTTAATGATGTTGTAAAAATCGCCAAAGCAAAGATAGTTTCGGACGAAATTGGAAATCAAGAAAAGGTCGTTGACTGGGCGAACGCCAAAGAGGTTTTCTGCCAAGTATCATCAATTTCACGTTCTGAATTTTACAGCGCCGCACAAGCAGGGTTTCAACCTACGCTGAAAATCAAAATGGCAGATTACTATGACTATGATGACGAGGATATGCTATTCTATAACGGTCGGGAGTATCGTATCATACGCACATATGTTGCAGGAACGGCCATTGAACTGACGGCTGAACGTTTTGGCGGTGATAGTTGATGAAATCGGTCGAGATTGATGTCAGTAAGTTGGCAAAACAGGTCGCTGATGACCTGAAAGAGTACAGTGAAGAAACTGCAAAGATAGTTGACGGCTGTATCGACGAAGTTGCAGACCAGTGTGTTGAGAAGCTAAAAGCCACATCACCACGTCGCACAGGCAAGTATGCCGAAAACTGGAAAGCCGAAACAGTGTACGCTAAGTCGGGCAACAAACGTGTGATTGTGCGTAACAAAAAATACTACTATCTGACACATCTGCTGGAGCATGGTCACGCAAAGAAAGGCGGCAAGGGCAGAGTAAAAGCATTTGTGCATATAAAACCTGTTGAGGAATATGCACAAAAGGCACTGCCTGAGTTGATAGAAACGAGGTTGAAGAAATGAATTTGACATTGGATGATATACGTTCACGATTAACGGCTGTCGACGAACTACAAGGCAGAATCGCATACTATTCATCACGTGGTGAAATGAAAACGCCCTACTGCGTGTTCTATCGTGAAAGCACCATAGACAGCGGAGACGATATGCACCCCGCAAGCCTGCGAGAGCAGACGATAGTCATTGAATTGTACACTAGGAAAATCGACGTTAATTTAGAAACGGCTGTTGAAAAGCAGTTTGCGGATTTTGATTTAGAAAAGTCTGAAAGCTGGATTGAGGACAGCAAGGAGTATCAGATAAGATATTCATTTACCAATTACTTGAAGTAAAGGAAGAAACAATGCAATATTTAGGCGGTAAATGCAAAATTGCAAAACCTATCTCAGAACTTATTTTACAAAAAAAGGAAAATGTTAAGACGTTTGTAAGTTTGTTCTGTGGCGGCTGTGCAATCGAAACAAAATTAGCACCACATTTTGAAAATGTTATATGCAATGACCTACACCCATATCTGATAGCTATGTATCAGGCATTACAAAACGGCTATGATTTGCCCGAAAATATATCTGAAGAACAGTATAGATATATTCGTGAGCATAAGGACGAGGATAAGGCATTGACTGGTTTTGTGGGCTTTGCATGTTCCTTTGGTGCAAAATGGTTTGGCAGCTATGCCAGAAACAAAAGGGGTGACAATTATGCCAAACGAGGTAGGAATGCTATAATGCGAGATTTTGAAAATCTTAAAACAGCAAAATTTACCTGTACCGATTATCGCAGCGTTGACATTCCTGACGGGTCTATAGTATACGCTGACCCACCATATGTTGGTGTTACAGGCTATTCAACAGGCGAATTTGACAGTTCTGAATTTTGGGAATACATGAGAAAAATCAGTGAGAAAAACACAGTGTTTATTTCGGAGCTGCAAGCACCTGACGATTTTGTTTGCGTTTGGCAAAAAGAAATTTTAAGGATGTTAAATAGTAATAGCGAACGCCCAAAATCTGTTGAAAAATTATTCGTACATAAATCACAAATTTAAAAGGGAGGAATTAAAATGGCTGAAACAAAGAAAGCCCCAAGCAATATTATTCTTGGCAGCGGTTATGTCTACTATCAGGATTTCAACGATGAAACAATACCTGATGTTGATACTATCTGCACCGAAGCCAATGTGCTGGGTTATATTCAGGGTGGCGCAACCCTATCCTATAAACCGACATTCTACACCGCAAGTGATGATGATGGCACACACCAGAAGACAATCATCACCGAAGAAGAGGCTACACTGAAAACTGGCATTATGGTATTCAACGGCAATACCCTTGACGTCCTCTGCGATACTGCAAGAGTTACAGAAGATACCAGCAAGAAACGTAGAACTGTCAAGATTGGCGGTCTGAAAAATATGCGTCGCAAGAGGTATGTTCTCTGCTTCCACCACGTTGACGCAGTTGACGGAGATATATGGGTTATGATCGTGGGCAACAACCAGAGCGGCATTGAGCTGGCATTTGCAAAGGACAAGGAAAGCGTTATTGACGCTGAGTTCAAAGCACTGCCAAGCGACAGCGAGGGAACGCTGATTACCTACATCGAAGAGGACAAGTCGATAAGTGCCACATAAGCAACACAAATACACAGCCTGCTGAGATTTTCAGTGGGCTGTTTTTTTGGAGGTGTATAAAATGCCAAAGACATTGAATTTCAATAAAATGCAAAAACCTAGCCTGCGTATCGAGCTGGCTGATGAAAAGCATACCACGATTTTTGTTATGCCACCCACAAAGGGTGAGATTGAAGCGTTCGGGGAAATATCCGCAAAGTTAGGCGGCAACAAGCTAGATGAAGCAATTGAGATGTGTGCAAAGCTGATGTCACACAACATCGCAAAGATACCAATAACGACTGAAACACTGGCTGATTGGGATATATACGACATTCAAACATTCTACCGCACATATATCGACTATCTGCTGGAAATCAAAAATTCAAAAAACTAGCGCTCCCCTACTATCCACCGCAGGATAGGGAGGGGGAGAAATATGAAATTTCCTCAACGTGGGAAAAGTTAGTTGCGGACTATATGGGTATATCGCTATATGATGTTGATGATATGGACTACTATGACTATCTGCTAATACGTCGTGACGCATTTATCGCACGGCTCAGGCAGACAGAGAGCGGTCAAGAGTACCTAGACAACGCATATAGGCTGACCCTGACGAAGCCTGACCGACAGGCTTTGCGAGAAAATTTTGGAAAGGGGGTAATGATAGGTGGCAAAAAGTAGCATAAAAGGTATTACGATAAAAATAGGCGGTGACACCACAGGTCTTGACAAGGCGCTGAAAGAAACAAACAAAAAGAGCCGTGAGCTGGAAAGCGAGTTGAAAGCGGTCGATAAAGCCCTGAAGCTAGACCCGAACAACGTCACGCTGGTAAAACAAAAGCAAGACCTGCTGAAAGATAGTATCAAAGAGACAAAGTCAAAGTTGGACGTGCTAAAAGAAGCACAATCACAGGTCACAGCGCAGTATAAAAAAGGCGAGATAGACGCAGGACAGTATCGTGCGTTTCAGCGTGAATTGGAAACAACGAAGTCGAAGCTGTCAAGTCTGAAAGATGAGAAGAAAAACATTCACGTTATCGGCACGGCATTCAAAGAAGCCAAAGACAAGGTTGAGCCTGTCATAAAAAAGGTCGAAAAAGTCGGTTCTGTCATAGGCGGTGCGACAAGCAAGGCCGTAAAGTTCACGGCAACGCTAGGCAAGATAGACACGGCTATGATAGGCAAGGCGGCTGACGGATTCAAGAAATACACGCAAACCATAGGTGTTGGTCTTGCGGCTGTAACAACGGCACTTGCGGCAAACGTCGAAACTAGCCGTGAGTGGAACAGTGATATGACCAAGCTGAAAACAAACGCCGAAACCAGCGGCAACAATTTTGATTTTATGAAATCAAAAATGCAAGATTTGGTGGCTATCACAGGCGAGTCCGATTCGAGCATTGAAGCGTTATCAAACCTTATGGCTGTTGGTTTCAGCGATGAACAAATGACGCCTGCTATAAATGCACTCAGCGGAGCGGTTGAAAAATTCCCTGATACCTTGAAAATCGAGAGCCTTTCAGATAGCTTGCAGGAAACCCTTGCCACAGGTGCTGCGACAGGTCAGTTTTCAGAGCTTATCGGGCGTATGGGTGATAGCGTTGACGATTTTAATGCGGGTCTACAGAATTGCACGTCAGAGGCAGAACGTCAGCAGTATGCCCTTGATTGGCTGGCAAATTCGGGTCTGTCGGAAATCAATGACGAATACCAATCAGCAAATAAATCAACGCTGGACTATGAACGTGCTAGTTTTGAATTGCAGGACGCCCTTGCGTCTTTGGGAACTGCGTTCACGCCTGTTATGGCTGGCGCAAAGGGAATGGCGGCAGATTTTCTGACAAAATCGTTGCCAGCGGTTCAGAAATTGTCAGGCGGTTTCACCAAACTGTTTGACGGCGTTTCTAGTTTGCTAGACGCATATGACAGTGGCGGTCTTGACGGCTTGACCGAACAAATCCCGATTGTTATATCTGGGCTGTTCAGTTCTGCGTCAGAAACGCTTGCCGAAAACGCACCTACGCTAATCACAGCGGCAACCACAGTTTTAACATCTATCATTCAATCACTGGCACAATCAGCCCCGTCACTAATCAACTCAATTCTGCCGTCACTGCTTAACGGCTTTTTCGGATTGATAAATGCACTGGTTTCAACTATTCCTACGCTAGTGCCTGAACTGGTGCAGGGCGCAATCACGCTGTTTTTAGGTCTGATTGACGGACTAAATGATGTTATCGGACAGTTAATGCCGATGTTGCCTAGTTTGATAAAACAAATAACCGACACGCTGATTGAAAATCTTCCTGCAATCATCGAGGGCGGTTTCCAATTACTAACAGGACTAATAACAGGTCTGACCAAATGCACACCTGATTTGATTGACGCAATAATAGCGTTGATACCTGTTATAACGGATTCATTGACAGAAAATCTGCCTGCGCTAGTCAAGGCAGGTATGGAATTGATAGTTGCGTTGGCAAAAGGCTTGCCGACTGCAATTCCTGCTATCATAGACGCACTGCCTGATATAATCAGCGCTATCATAGACGGATTCAAAGACGTTGATTGGCTGGACTTGGGTGCAAATATTCTCAAAGGCATTTTGAACGGATTAGTTTCTGCGGTCAGTGGAATCTGGAGCGTAGTTGAAGATGTTGGAAGTGCTATCATAGACGGATTCTGCGATTTCTTCGACATCCATTCGCCTTCAAGGGTTATGGCAAAAAAGGTCGGTCAGTATCTGCCGTCTGGTATTGCTGTCGGAATGGAAGATACGGCAGACGAACCAGTGGACGAGGCACAAGCTATCGTTGACAGTGTTGCAGGTGTATCGGCTGAAATGGATCCTGTCATGATAGGCAGACAGACCGCAAGAAAAACGGTTGACAAAATATCAACCGAAGCCGACAGCACCACACAACACGGCAAGAGCGGTGATTTGACAGTGGTTATGAACATCGACGGAAAACGTTTCGCCACAGTGACAGCGCCATACATGGACGTTGCTATGGCTGAAAAAATCAATCTAAATGCTAGGAGGGTGGCTGACAATGTCTAGTATAACGATAAATGGTAAAAATTCCTATACCGATTTCGGAGCGTTGTTGACATCACGCAGTACACCGCCGCCAAACATCAGGGATATATCGGCTACTATACCATACCGAAATGGCGACATATGTTTCACATATCAGAATGGCGGTAAACCTACCTATGATACACGAACGTTGACATACAAATTCGTGTTTATGGACTGTCCAAAAACCGCCCTGCGGAAAACAGTGGCAGATTTTGAAAACTGGATTTTGTCGGCTGGCGAATGTGATTTATACGATGATGCCGAAATTTACCATTATAAGGCAAGAGCGATTAGCTGTGCTGAAAGTGAAAAAGGATATCATGTTGAGGTAACGGCAACGTTCAAAGCACAGCCGTATAAGATATCTGACGATTTTTCTGACAAGGGATTTGACAATTTCAGTTTTGAAAATGACTATCTAAATCTTACGGACATGACACTGACGGCTATTGAAATGGCTCCACACGCCCCTATGGGTGTTTTGAAAGTCTATTTGTATTCAGACGTGCCGATAAAACCACGTCTGATATATAGGCGGTCTGCTGATGATATTGACAAGGTAGGATTCACACATTTTCAAAACAACAGCGTTGATATTTCCGAAAAGGTATACAGACCGACAGAAAAACCATTCGATATGGACGAACTGATTTTACAGCCGGGTTTGAACACTTTGTCAGCGTATGGCTTCGGGTCGCTCACGCTGGATCTGCATGAGGAGGTGTTATAAATGCATACTGTCACTATCACAAACGGCATTGAGAAAACCACGATACATAGTGATAACCTTGACCGCATTTCAGGTGGAAAAATCGTCAAGGCTGTCAATGCCGTTGACAGTTTCACGTTTACCATATACCCCGACAATGCAGGATATGACAAACTGAAACCGCTGACAACATCGGTCACTGTCACGGACGATAGCACAGGCAAAGACGTTTTTATCGGACGTGTACTGAAATGCCCTGACAGCATGGGCGAACAAGGGCTGATTTGTAAATCTGTTACCTGCGAGGGGCGTTTAGGTTGGCTATATGACAGCGTTCAGCCATATATTGAATACAAAATGGTAGGTATACGCACAGTACTGTCAGCCTTTCTTTCAAAACACAATTCTCAGGTGGGTGCAGATAAGCGTATAGAGCTGGGGCAGGTCACTGTAACGGCTGAAAATAATTACACATATTCTGTCAACTGGGTATCGACTATGGACGCAATATCTGAACAACTGGTCGGAAAATTCGGCGGTGAGATACAGCTGAGAGACCAAGACGGCAAAGTGTATATAGACTATCTGGAACATATCGGACACGGCACAGACACAAAAATAGAACTGGCAGTAAATCTCAAAACTATCAGCCGTGAAGTGGACGAAACGAGCGTTATTACACGGCTATATCCACTGGGTGCAAAGCAGACCGACAGCGAGAAAAGGCTGACGATTGGCACTGTAAACGGCGGTAAAGACTATATCGAAGATAGTGCGTTAGTCGCTAAATATGGCGTAATCAGCGGTACACAGACGTGGGACGACGTGACACAGGCGTCAATTTTGAAGACAAAAGCTTCAGCATTTCTAAAAAATGCGAACAAAGCCAAAAAGCAGTATAAAATAACAGCGGTTGATTTGTCAACAATTGACATGAATTTTGAACAGTTTGAGCTAGGGTGCTGGTATCGTGTAGTCAACCCTCTTATGGGGATTGATGAAGATTTGCGTATTGTGGGTATCACTATAAACCTTGACAGCCCTGAACAATCGGAGTTGACATTTGGCGACAAATTCGAGACCATGACAGGGTTCATGACCGCCAAAACCAAAAGCCTACAGACCGCTATTGATAATAGTGAATTCAGAAACAGACAGGTCATAGACAGCAAAATTGAAAATGCCACAAAACTGATAACAGGTGCAGAGGGCGGACACGTCATTCTTGACCCGTCCGAGAAACCTGAACGCATTCTGATTATGGATACGGCTGATATAAATACCTGTAAATCCTGCATTCAGCTGAACAAAAATGGTTTAGGTTTTTGGAAATCATCCGACGGCGGTTCTGCAAAAACAGGGCCGTACACAAACGCATGGACTATCGACGGAAATTTGGTGGCTAGTTTTATAACCGCCCTGACCCTGACAGGGTTGAAAATCAACAACGGCAATGGAACGTTCAAAGTGGACGAGAACGGTAACGTTATCGCCAATAGGCTGTCGTCGAAATCGGCAACTATCACAGGCGGAACGATAAATATAAAAACGTCTAGCCAAAATACCAGTGCGATTCAGCTATCGCACAATGAATGGACGCTGAAAGTCAGTCCGCTGGAGATACGCATTGATAACAGTGCAATCGGCGGTCATATCGTCCTGCAGGCTGGTGCTATGTCAGGCTACTGGAATGACGAACTGAAATTTTCGTTGGACACAAACAGTGGTAACATATCAACATATACGGACAACGGCAAAAAGGTATTTACAGTTGATACCAATAACAGGGCGATGTATTTGTATAACGAAAATGAAAAAATCGCAGTGCAGTGCTACGGCAAAACAGGTGATATCATGTGTAACAGCGTTACCACAAAGAACCACACACTAGACTAGGAGGGATAAAATGGCAAATAATGTTGATTTGGCAGCGGCAATCGAAACTGTCCGAAACGCATTTTATGGCCGTGACGTTCGCCAGGCATTGGTTGACGCACTAACGGCAACAGAACAGGCAGTAAACGATTTGAACCAAAACAAGGTCAAAAGCGGGACGATTGAATACACACTGGAAAAGGCGGCGCCAAGCGTACAAATACCGCTGAATTTGGATTTTGTGCCGAAGCAGATATGCGTGTCGCTGAGGGATATCGGCACACCTAGCCCATTTCAGAACTACTGCACCCATGTGCAGGTATACAAAAATACATATTTCGCAGTAGTCTGCATGGGTCCTAGCAATGGCGCAACCACTGTCAACGTTCCTGCAGGAACGTACAGCATTGACTACATAGCAATCGTATAGGGGGGTGCAGAAAAATGGTAATCAGACTAGACGAAAATTACAATGCAATGACATCAACAGCCCTACTGGGCTATGTGGGTGAAACTAATGCCCGTCCTGTATCGGTCGAGGGCATGGAGATAGATGGTGCAGACCGCTATGTGCTAACTATCGACTATGGCGACGGCACTGTCTATGAGGTCGATATCACAGGCGGCACATGGACACCAACGGCAGATATCTTGCGGTCGGCGCAGACAGTCAGCTGCCAGATAGTGGCGAAGAAGCTGTCAGGTGATGAGTATATATTAGTTAAAAAATCACGAATTTTCCACCTGAGAATAGGTGCGGCTATAGGCAATAATGCAGTACCGTCACCTGATGTGGCTGTGGACGCACTGGACCGCATAGACGCCATAGGCAGACAGGCGCACGCAGATATGCAGACAGCTGTCACCGCCGCAGAAACGGCGACTACAGCGGCTGAAAACGCTGAGAAATCAGCTACCACCGCAGGAGTATCAGCCGATACGGCAACGCAGGCGGCTGAACGTGCTGAGACCGCAAAGACATCTGCTGAAACGTCTGCAACGCAGGCTGAAACGGCTAGACAGGGCGCAGAAACCGCACGTGCTGAGGCAGTTAAATCACAGAATAGTGCCAAGGTATCAGCAGTGCAAGCATCAACGGCAGCACAGCAGACCGAGGCTGATAAGATAATAACTGCGGGGTATGCCAAAACCGCTAAGACCTGCGCTGACAGCACTGCGGCAGACAAGCAGGCTGTTCAGACGTTGGCAGAACAGGTGACAGCCGACAAGGCTACAGTGGCAGACCATGCCGCTAAGGTCGCAGAGGACAGAACTGCCGCTGAAACTGCCGCACAGACAGCACAAGCGGTGGCTGATAGTCTGCCAGATGATTATGTGACGGCTGTTGCAAAGATAGCTGAGAACACGGCTGAGATAGGACGTGTGAAGCTGACAGATAAAGAGTTACAACGTAGGGTAAATGCACTGTATTCCATCGGTCAGGGTGTGACACATAGGTTTGAAACTGATAGTGATACGGCATATCAGAAAACTGTTCCTACGGGGGCGAAGCTGATGTCGGTTAAGTCAATAGGTGGTCATTCTGAGGTCATTGACGGGGAGATTGTCAGTGTTGGCACAGAAAACGTTGTAGTGCAGGGAGCAAACCTGTGGGACGAAGTATGGGAAATTGGTACGATTAGTTCATCTAGTGGCAATAACGAAGGAAGTACTGTAACCATATATTCAGAAAATTATACACCAATTATTCCAAATTCAACATACATTTTCGTGTACGTAGGTAGTGCCAAATTTGAAAATGTGAAAACCAGATTTTACGACCATGACAAGAAATACATTGGCTATAATGACAACAACGGGCAAACTGTCTACCCAAACAAATCGTTCATAACGCCATCGAACGCATTCTATGTACGTTTCACACTTCCGCCAGACTATGGTAATGTTTACAAAAATGATATAGCGTTGATAGCAGGCAGTTCGGGAATCTACACCCCCTACCACAGCAACGTTTACCAAATTCCAGAAGCAATCCGCAATCTGCCTGGCTACGGTTGGTCGGCAGGAACGGCACGAAACTATGTGGACTATGAGAATAAACGATACGTTCAGTGCGTACAAAGCGTTGATTTGGGAACGCTAAGTTGGCGTGTCGGTGATAGTGTGTCGTTTAAGACGTTTCAACTAACAGGGCAGAAATTGACCAAAAATTATGATATTGCACCAAACATCCTCTGTTCAAAATATCCGACAAAAACGCAAAACGAACTGTGGGGCAAAATCAATGTAACAGGCATAACGACCGCTGCAAACGTTGACGGATATGTATACCTGAATGACACCGCCTACACCGATGCAGCTGCATTCCAGCAGGCAATGCAGGGTGTAATGCTATATTACGAATTGGAATCCCCAATCGTCACCGACATTTCAACCCTGATTGATGACGATTTTCTGCGAAATATCGAAGTCGAAGCAGGGGGTTCAGTGACATTCAAGGGTGGTAATGACGATTACAGAATACCAGTGCCGTCAGAAGAAGAGTATATCGTGAAACTAAGTGAAGTAGGAGGTACAACATGACGGATTTGCAAAAGAAAATGGCTGACAAGCTGGGGTTGACCCCTGATGATTTTCAGCCCAAAAAAGCCACAAAAGTGGACGAGCTAGAAGCACAGGTGCTATATACTGCGCTGATGACCGATACATTAATCGAGGAGAGTGACGACAATGTATAAAAAAGTCAAGAGATTGTACGATTTAGGGCTGTACACTGCTGAACAGGTCAAGGACTTTGCTGACAGAGGAAAGATAACCCCTGAGCAGTATGAGGAAATCACTGGAGAGAAATATGAAAGCGAGGTAGTGAAGTGAAATACATAATAATGCTGATGATTGTTATAGGTCTTGCGTTGGCTGATTTTGCCACAGGCTGGATAAAAGCCTATTGCAAAGGCGACGTTAGGTCGTCAAAAATGCGCAAAGGCGGTCTGAATAAATTGGCGGAGATAGTCGTCATGGGCGTGGCTATCGGTTCGGAAATCGGTTTTGAGCAGCTGGGTCACTACTATGGGCATAGCGAACTGGCAGGCATTGCAGGCACTATCACCGCACTAGCTGTTTTCGGATATATTTTTGCTATGGAAATAGTTTCTATACTGGAAAACTATGGTGAAATCAATCCACAGGCAAGCTGGATAAACAAAATTGTGGCAAAATTCGGTGTTTTCAAGGATAAGGAGGACTAATTATGGCAATGACATTTGATGAATTTGTGAAAAAATACAAGGGCAAGGGCGTTAATTTCGATAAGTTGTACGGTGTACAGTGTTTTGACCTGGCGAACCAGTTCAACAGAGATGTTATCGGCTGCGGTATGTTCACAGGTCTGTATGCTAGACAAATCTACGAAGATTTCGACAGGCAGGCGGTCAAGGGCTATTTTACCAGAATTAAAAACACACCGTCATTCGTTCCGAAAAAGGGTGATATCGTTGTGTGGGGCGGTAGTCTGAACGGCGGTATCGGTCATGTTGCCATTGCTACAGGTGAAGGCAACACAAGGTATTTTTACAGCTACGATCAGAACTGGTTAGGCAGAAATGACCCATGTACACGTGTCTATCACAACTATAACCACGTCTTGGGCGTTCTCCGCCCGAAAAATCAGAGCGTTATCAATCCGCCCACACTGGAGACGAAAGGCTATAAAAAAGGCGCAAGCACAGACGGGTCATATGCCCTGAAACAGTTGCTGATCCTTGACGGTGCGAAGCTGGACGATAATGCAATCATCGGCAAAGGCACTGTCAGTGCTATCAACAGCCGTCTGAAAGCATGGGGGTACAGACCGAACGGCATAGCAGGCAAGAAATTCATCAAGAAACTGCGTGAAAAAATCCAGAAATAGTCGAATAAAATTCGCATAAAACTCGCATAAAATTAGCCGTCAGAGCGCTTTGCCCTGGCGGCTTTTTTTCATTGCGGTACACAGTTATTGCAGCACCTTATGGATCGTGCTTATATCGTTGCCGTCACGATCGGCATTGACGAAAATCGTATTCAGCCACTTCACCTGATAGCCGTTGTTGGTATGGTAGCCGTGAAAGTGTGCACGCCTGATGTGTGGTGCTTTCGGTGCGCTGTGACCTTGTGGGCTATGCTGATAACTGACACTGCTTTCAGTCTGCCTATGCTTGCGAACAGCCATTCCTATGCGGTATCCTACATTTGCTACGGCTGATTTTTGGGGCTGTGCAGACGGCTTCTGTGGATGTTGTGCGGTGGTTTTCTTCTGCACCTGACGTTTCGTAACAGGTGCGATTTCGGCGTTTACGGCTGATAGGTATACAACAAATTGTAACATTTCAGCGTATTCAGCCACCAAACTGTCATTAATGGCGGTTTCAGCACCCACCATTTTCTGCAGAATACCCTCAACGGTATCATCGGCCGTGAAACGCATTACAAATCCGTCTGGACGATCGCCATCAAAAAATTCAGCTATGCAGATATCGTTGTCCAGGATATCGACGAAAAATCCTAGACTATCCTGGTATTTGCGCTGAACATAGAAACTGCTGCATGGCAATTGTGCTAACGTTTCTGTGCTGATATGCAGATCTGACTTGCCTTGACTACTCAGTAGGCTGGCAAAATCATCATCAAAAACATATATCTGGCGTCCGCCATAATACCAGTTATTAATACATTTCAGCACACACAGGTTGTTCAATCCCTCTTCCGACAGCAGATACGCATTAGCTTTTTCACAGGCATAGTCGAAACTATACCTGTGAATGAACGTGTCGAACGCATATGCTCTCATGGCGTCGGCTATCTCCGTGTGGGTCGCTGTGTGACCGATATGCCGTATCAGTTCGATGTTATCAGCCACCACCATGTCGGGCAATAGCTTTTCTGACTTGTTCTTTTTTGCCATTCACTTCACCCTAACGTTTATTCTGTCGATATTTACATTTGTCGCTTCTATGCCGTGCTTTTTCAATTCTCGTTCGATTGTAACCGAATTTTTCGGGGCGGTAAGCCTGATCTGTCTGCAAATGTAGTGCTTCTCACACTTTTCACCATAATTTTTCCCCTTGACAACTTCAAATTCGTCTGAAATGTCGTTATCGGTCAGCCCTAGTTTTTCAACTAGCACCTTCCAATCCTCTGGATTGATAGGGTCGAGGACTTTGACTTCCACGCCGTCACGTGGTGCCATTTTATATATCCAGTATGCTTTTTTGTCAAATTCCACTGCGCTTCGTGGGACATTGACATTTCCACGTGGTATCAGATATTTTGATACATCATTGACGTTTGAAAAATCAATCATGTTCAGCTGATATGTGCGGTTCTTGATTTTTACCAGCAAATAGTTGCCTTCGGGACTATACAGCCCATCAACTATCAGCCGCTTTTCGCCGTTGATCTCCTCAAACTCAAAACTGTCAGCTTCCAGCAAATCTTCTGGTTTGCAGTCCAGCGCCGTGCATAGACGTCCCAGCGTGCTCGCCTGGATAAAATTGATATCCTGCGCACCACTTTCAAGACGGCAGATATAGCTTCTGACAGAACCTATTCTCTTTGCCAGCTCATCTTGTGTCATGCCTCTTGCTTCTCTCATGTCTTTTAACTTGCTCATGTTATCAGTTCCTTTCAAATTTTATTTTGCTTTCCAGCCGACGCCCTTTCGGGCGTTTCGTATCAATTTTCAGATACTCGTCAGGGCTGTTTTTATGCGATATGTTCAGCGCACATTCTTTCGGCAATTGCCTTTACGTTCTGCATGGTTGCTGGCTCACCCTCAAGATTTATGCGTGCGATGTTTTCATCGTCATAGGCGATGTACGAAAATCTGTCTGAAAATTCATCGCACCATACATAACCTTTTGACATATCAACCATCAAAGCACCATATGATGAGCGATAATATCCACCGCTGTTTGCTCTCTTGTAAGTTCCTACTGCTTTCTTAACGCCTGTGATTTTCATGATTTTGTACCTCCGAAAATTAATTTTTGATTTCAGGTCTCATCTCTTGCCTGTGATTATAGTATACCATGTTATCTAGCAAATGTCAAGTAGGTAGATAACAAAAATATAGATAACATTGAATTTTGTAGGATTGCACAAATATAGACTTGCTTTTTGTGCATATTTTCAGAGCGAAATTTCAGTGTGTGCAAAATTCCGTGTCATATTTCGTGTCATATATTTATTATTTTGAATGATATTTTATCATTTTTACGCATATTTTAGCATTTCAAGGCATAAAGAAAACCGCCTATCTACGCCATTTGACGCAAACAAGCGGTTTCGTACTGGTCGAGGTGACGGGACTTGAACCCACGGCCTCTGCGTCCCGAACGCAGCGCTCTACCAAACTGAGCCACACCTCGAAATACCACTGTAATATTATATCACACCCATCAAACCTTGTCAAGGCGTTTTTTCTGTTTTGTATCCTCTTTGCTTTTTTTACTGCGTTGACCTTTGGTGTATGACGAATTTATTGAAATCATTCTCATTGTAACTTATTTTCATTGACATATGCCTTGCGTTGTGATATTATATATATAAAGGTGTTCTTGTTTAAAAGTTTTTGTATGAGGTGATGAAATTGATGAATGTGAAGAAAAGAATGTTGAGCATTGTCCTGTCTGGCGCAATGGCTGTTTCTACTGCTGTGTCTGCTGGATCGTTCAGTGCCTTTGCCGTGGCGCAATGTGTTGCGTATTCAGGCTCTAATGTGAATGATCAGGACTATGTGCAATGGTCTGACACAGTGAAATCTTACCTGACAGTGTGCGACAACGGCAATTATATGCGTGTCCAGTCAGGCGCTATCGAGGGCAAGCTCCTTGTGGAATATTACAGCTCTGATTTTGAACCGCTCAGCACTAAGCTTATCGACAATGAACTGCCGATCTTTGGCGCTTTCTATGACTCCGGCAATAATTATTATGTCCTTAGCGGTCAGGAAAATCCGAAACAAAACGACTCCCTCGAGGTTTTCCGTATAACGAAGTATGATAAGAATTGGAACAAAATAAAGTCCTGCGGTCTGTATGGAGCTAACACTACAGTTCCATTCGATGCAGGCTCGGCAAGAATGACCCATAGCGGTGACCACCTGCTTGTGAGAACCTGCCACGAAATGTATAAATCAAGCGACGGCAATAATCATCAGGCTAATGTTACCATTGAAGTGGATATGCCTTCAATGACTATCACTGATTCATATACCGGCGTCATGAACGTTGATTATGGCTATGTGAGCCACTCCTTCAATCAGTTTATAAAAACCGACGGCAACCATATAGTCGCCCTCGACCATGGTGACGCTCATCCACGTTCTGCCGTTCTGGTGAAGTATAATTCTGATTTTACTACAGGCAAATTCTTCCCAAGCTATTTTGATAAGGTCAGCAATATCGACGTTGTAACATACCCTGAATATACCGCCGGTCACTATAACTATACAGGTGCGGCTATAGGCGGCTTTGATGTGTCATCATCAAGCTATATCGTGGCACAGAGTACAGTTGACCTTGATTATATCAATACGTCAGAAACACGAAACGTCTACGTTTCCGCTGTTTCAAAGGATCTTTCCACAAACAAACTCAATAAGATAACTTCTTATGCAGAGGGTACAGACTCAGCTTCTGCTCCACAGCTTGTGAAGATAAATAATAACAGCTTTTTGCTATTGTGGAGCAGAGATACAAAGGTAAGCTGTGTGAAGCTAAACGCTGACGGCACAGTAAACGGCAGTATACACACCTTTGAGGGAAGCCTTTCAGACTGCCAGCCTGTTATAAAAAACGGCAGAGCAGTTTGGTATGTTTACGATAAAAATAACGTGACCTTTAACTCCCTGAACCTTTCAAATCTTGACGATATAAAGACGATTGACGTCAAAACAGGTCATGACTACGAAACAAAGTACGCATCAAAAACTGACGGCACTGTAACACAGACCTGCAAGTCTTGCGGCTATGTGAATAAGTTCACAGTACCGACCTCTACCACTGTTTATTGGCGCACAGACCTTTCGAATACGTCCTTTTCAAGCGTATTGAGCAAAACTCAGTTCAGTGTGGGCGACAGCATTGATTTCTGGCTTTATGACGATACAGACTACACAGTTGAATTTTCTGATCGCAGTATGGTAAGTGTAAATAAGCTTGAAAACTATGCTAATGATATCAGACGTATCACATTCAAAAACGGCGGTTCACTCACTGTAAAAATTTATCCTACATACAATCCGTCTGTAGCAAAGACATACAAACTCACCTGCGGATGCACGAGCCACACATATGGCAGTGCTGTTATCACAAAACAGCCGACCTGCACATCAGAGGGTACAAAAACAAAGACTTGCACAAAGTGCGGAGCAACAGTAACAGAAACAATTGCAAAGCTTTCCCACAGCTACACAGCCACAGTTGTTGCACCTACTTGCACTGCTAACGGCTACACTCTCCACAAGTGTTCTGTTTGCGGTACTTCATACAAGGACAACACAACAAAAGCAACAGGTCACAGCTACGGAAATTCTGTTGTAACAAAACAGCCGACCTGCACATCAGAGGGTACAAAAACAAAGACTTGCACAAAGTGCAATGCGAGAGTTACAGAAACTATACCAAAGACTTCACACAAATATGCTGACACAGTTGTTGCACCTACTTGCACTACTGACGGCTATACACTCCACAAGTGTTCTGTTTGCGGTACTTCATACAAGGGCAACACAACAAAAGCAACAGGTCACAGCTACGGAAATTCTGTTGTAACAAAACAACCGACCTGCACATCAGAGGGTACAAAAATAAAGACTTGCACAAAGTGCAATGCGACAGTTACAGAAACTATACCAAAGACTTCACACAAATATACTGACACAGTTGTTGCACCTACTTGCACTGCTGACGGCTACACTCTCCACAAGTGTTCTGTTTGCGGTACTTCATACAAGGATAGCATAACTAAGGCAACAGGTCACAGCTACGGAAATTCTGTTGTAACAAAACAGCCGACCTGCACATCAGAGGGTACAAAAATAAAGACTTGCACAAAGTGCAATGTGACAGTTACAGAAAAGCTTCCTGCAAAGGGTCACACTGCAGTTACCGACAAGGGCTACCCTGCTACTTGCACCACCGCAGGCAAAACAGACGGCTCACATTGCTCAGTTTGCAATACTGTTATCAAGGTTCAGACAGTGATATATGCCACAGGTCACAAGTCAAGCGGTTGGATAGTTGACAAGGCGGCTTCTATCGGAGTTAAAGGCTCAAAACACAAGGAATGTACAGTCTGCAAGAAAGTTCTTGAAACGGCTGAGATCCCTGCACTTTCAAGAATTAGCATTTCAAAGGCAAGCGTGACACTTTCCACTTCGACCTACGCATATGACGGCAAGGCAAAGAAGCCTGGTGTAACGGTCAAGCTAAACGGAAAAACTTTGAAGAATGGTACAGATTACACAGTTTCCTATTCAAACAACACCAAGGTCGGAACAGCTACTGTAAAAATCACAGGCAAGGGCAATTACACAGGCTCAGTTTCTAAGACCTACAATATCAAAAATAACTTCAAGAAAGCCACAGTTTCGGGCATTTCCACAAAGGCTTTCACTGGCAAGAATATCACTCAGAGCTTTACTGTTAAATACAATGGCAAAACGCTGAAAAAAGGCACTGACTACACAGTTTCCTACTTAAGCAACAAGAATATAGGTACTGCCACTGTAAAAGTCACAGGAAAAGGCTCTTACGCAGGCACTATCACAAAGACGTTCAAGATAAATCCTGCCAAGCAGGAGATACAGAAGCTCACTGCTAAGAGCAAGGCATTCTTTGTGGATTGGGCGCAGAAAGGTTCGGCTACCGGATACGAGATACAGTACGCTACCAACTCAAAGTTCACAAGTGCAAAGAAAGTTACCATAACAAACAACAAGACCGACAAGACCACTATTTCAAAGCTTTCAGGCAAAAAGAAATATTACGTTCGTGTTCGTTCGTATACAACTGTAAAGGGTACTAAGTATTATGGCGCTTGGTCGGCTTCAAAGAGTGTGACTACTAAGAAGTAATTTTATATGAGAACAGCGTATCGCAGGGGACTGCGGTACGCTGTTTTATTTTTACTTTGATATTGCAGTTCGAGGCATCAAAAATTATTCTTTTCCTAGTCTTTCAGAAACTTCAAGCACCAATCGTTGGTCTTTTTCCGAAAGTTTCGATACGCTCTCAACTATTTTCTGCGTTAGTGCAGGATTTTTGCTGCCATCGTCGAAAAACTGCTTCGGAGTGACTTCAAGATACTCGCAAATGGCAAGAAATTCACCAAGGGACGGCATCGTCCGTCCTGACGATATGCTTTGGATATATCCCTTACTGTGACCGAGTGCAAGGCTCATCTTGTATTCGGACACATTTTTTTGCAATCTAAGCTGCGTAATTCTGTTGCTGATATCCTTTTCCGTCATTTTCATTCTCCCTCCGTCGATTTGTATCACTATACCTATTATAATATATATAATGTGACGATATTACCGCTTATATTAGTATTATTTCTTGACATATACCGCTAGAAAGGGTTATAATGTAAAAGTAAACTAATTTTAAACGGACATACCTTTGTCTGGCAATTATGCTATACTGAAAGCAAGATAAAACGACAAAATACGATGATCTGCCGCACCAATAATTTGACATTTTTGGTTAAAATAAAAAAATATTCTTCGAAAACGTTATACTAAGCAGCCAGCTTAACAAATTCAAAATCAAATGTGGTATAATTGTAAGAAAGAGGGGTAATAAAATGGAAAATGAACGTTTAGACAGAGTACTTGAAATATTTTATCGGCTTTTGCACGGCGAGGTCGTTTCTAACAAGCTTATTGCGGAGGAGTATGGGATATCATCCAAAAGCGTCAGTCGTGACATTGCAAGGATAAACGATTTTCTTGCGGAATACAGGGAGCTTATGCAAAATGCCGAGGTCACATATTCGCACAAGGACAGGGCTTACATACTTAAAAGCGACGAGTTTCTGAAAAATCAGGAGCTTTTTGCCTTGGTAAAAGTGATACTCGGGGCACGTTGTTTCAGCAAAGAAGATATGATATTCATTGTATCTAAGCTGAGAAAGTTTACCACTGCCAATGACCGAAAGCTTCTTGATGAGGTGATACGCAGGGAGATATATCATTATCACGAGGTGCGCTCTGACTGCGACAGCGTGATAAACAATCTTTGGCGTCTTGTGCAGTGCATTGATGGTAAGAAGGTCATTTCGGTGACATATCTGAAAATGGACAGGAGCGAAGTTGTTAGGAAGCTGAAGCCTGCGGCGATAATGTTCAGCGAATATTATTTTTATCTTATCGCATATGCGGCAGATGATACCCAGTACAAGGCGAGGTATTTCCGCATTGACAGGATAAAAAATATTGTTGAGCACAGGGAGAATTTCCAGCTTGATCGTGAGCACAGCTTTGACGAGGGCGACCTGCGTGAGAAAAATCAGTTTATGTTTCCAGGGGACAACGTGCGGATAACCTTTGAGTTTTCGGGGCTGTCTTTGCAGGCTGTTCTTGACAGGCTGCCCACCGCAAAAGTCATTGAGCAGAACGGCACAAAGAGCGTTATCACTGCCGAGGTCAACTACGGCAGGGGGATAATAATGTACCTGCTCTCCCAAGGCTCGTGGGTAAAAGTCTTTGAGCCAAAACCGCTGGTGGAGGATATGCTGGCAGAGATCAGGGCGATGGGGGAAAGGTATGAGGAGAAATGATTTTACAGCGGTAATAATTAACTATTAAATACAAAGATCAGGTTAGGATGTATAATATGAGTGAAATATTGAAATTAGAAAATGAGGGACTTGCCGTTGAATTTGAAGTCATACCGGCCGTAAGTGAAACTGACATTAAGCAGAGCGGCTATGACATCGACGCTGCGATAAAAGATATAGATAATTGTCTAAACATCACAAATAAAAAAATCGAAGCTCTTAATTCCGAAATAGATAGGCTTACTAATCACGCTGACGGAATGGATTATATTGTGGCAGTTGTAAGCGGAATATTAGCAGGAGCAATTGATTCTATATGGGTTGGAGATTTTTCATTAGATCGTGCAAATGAATATGGTGATAATAAAGTAAATAACTTTGTGATTAAAATTGCACAAAAAGCGGGTTATACAGGTGATGATCTTAATGGTGCAGTAAAATATCTTGAAAAGAATTATGCCATCGTTGCCGATAAAGCTACAAATGATTTCGGCGGAGGTTTACAGCACCATTTACGAGATTTCTCACATCACCCAACACTTATAGGTTTATTTTTCTCTATGCTTACTCAGTTTACACATAAATTATATGGCACAGACGTAGCTGGACACTTTAAAGTGGTTGAAGTGTCTCAAGCAGACCTGATCTTGATCGGTAAGAATTTGCCTGAGAAAATTACATTTGGATTGATCAACTGGTTTTTTCATATGATAAGCGATATGGCTGGCTCATCTTCTTCGATCAGCAAAGGTAATACCGGAACTGGTTTGCCCGGTCCTTTAGTTTCATTTTTAAAGGAAATATCGGCACTTCCAATATTCCGTAAACTTGATGATAATGGATATAAGAAGTTTTCTGTTTGGATATCTAAACTCTTTAACGGAACATTGCTTGCAAAAAAAGATGAAAACGGGAAAATAATAGAAGCTGTAAAATTTGATCTGAGGACTGAAATAGGCGTTGCCAATGAATTAAAAAGGCAAGCTGTTCCAGTGATTATAAACGAATGCATTGTTCGTGGTTTTTATTTTATAAGAAGATTATGCAATGAAATAAAATCAAAGGATATCAGGTCATTTGATGAAATGTCACGGGTTGATTGGAAAGCAACTTTACCATTCAAAAATCGCACTATAGTGCGTATGCTTACAATCTCAACTGGAACGTTTATGGCTTTTGATTTAATTGACGCTGCAATAAGATCAGCGGCAAAGTCAGGCGGTAATGCAGCAGTTTTTGCAAAAGAGTTTATTCTCAAAGTGAATTTTGTAGGTGTGGGCAGATTTGCTATTGCCGCTGGCACGGATATCGGTATGGGCATAAAACGAAATAAACTTAGGAATGAGCGTATGCAGCTCTATACAACAAGTATTAGATTACTAAATGCCAAGGTATATTATTGTGAAGCAAATATGTGGATAGCAGCCGAGGATGCAGGAAAGAGTATCGAAGAAGCATATCAGGTAATGATCGTGTCTGTAGAACGCTATCAAGAAAGTATACAACAAATTTCAGAAGATATGAAAAAATTAGATAAACTTATACCAGAAGCTGAAAAGAATAACCCAGGACTTACAGATGATATTTATGACATCTTGAAGTGGGGATAATAAAAAAGGAGTGTTACATATGAGTAATGAACTTGAAATTTTTAAGGTCAATCAATCTGAACTTCCAAACATCATTACAGATCAATGGCGTGATATACAAGGTTTGGAAGATAAGGTGAAGAAGTCTGTTAAAATGGCTCAGACTGCAAAAACTTCTGCTGACAGGGCTTATGGCAAATCAGCAGGTTTGGGACACAAAAAAGAAGCTATTGAATCTTTGCAGGAAGCTTCTGTTGATCTTGCAGAATCACAAGTACAGGTCGTTGAGGCACAACAACTTTCTTTTGAATATCAGAAGAAGCTAAGCGAGATAACCAAGTATCTGTTTGCACTTGGCGTAAGTAATATAGCTGCCAACAGGACAGTTGTTCGTGAATTGGAGTTAAAGCTGAGAGGTGCTTCAGAGGGGGAGCTTTCCGACTTGGCAAGAAAAGAAGTTCTGAGCGTTATATCCCAGTTGAAAGCTCAGGAAGATATGATGAATAAGCAAAAGCAAATGTCTGAAACGTTAAAATCACAGGATAAAACGATATCAGAACATCAAAAGAAAGCGGAACATCACGATGAAGTCCTTGCAAAAATGGCGCAAAAAGACAAAGAACAAGACCTGACGCTATCTAAACACACTAAAAAAGATCTTGAACATGATCGTCTTTTAGCTGAAAGAAAACAGAAAGACGAGGAGCAGGACAAATGGCTTTCTGAGCAGGCTGAAAAAGACCTTGAACATGACAGACTCTTGGCGGAAAGAAAACAAAAAGACGAAGAACAGGACAAATGGCTTTCTGAGCAGGCTAAAAAAGATCGTGAACATGACAATCTCTTGGCGGAAAGAAAACAGAAAGACGAAGAACAGGACAAATGGCTATCCGAACAGGCAGAAAAGGATCGTGAACACGATAGACTCTTAGAGGAAAGAAAGCAGAAAGATGAAGAACAAGACAGCAAGCTTTTGGAACATCAGGAATCATTAGACGTAATTATGGAAAGAGATAAATCCCAGGATAAAGCCATAAATAAACTTACAGATGAAAACAAAAAGCTTATGAAACTAGTCGAAGACCTGACAGCAACCAAAAGTGATAAAAAAGCAACTATTATTTCATACATAGTTGCTGGAACATCATTGCTTTTGTCAATTGTTCATTTCTTTATTTGATCATAAACTATATTACTTACTTATTTTAAACACTTTGTTTTCCATAACCACCCATCCTGTATAGTAACCGTCAAATCCTCCGCACCCTCCCCCCAAAAAAAATCAGACCCTGCAAGGAATCACCGTCCCTGCAGGGTCATATTCATTCATTGTCTTTGAATTTAAAATTTTTGTATACATACCTGATCATATTGTATTTGATCTCAGCTTTATTCAGCCCAAGGCAATAATATCGTTCCCGCTGGCTTTGAAAACAGCTCCGTCAGATATTTCTCTGCGTCAAGTCCATTCGTCTGAGCCGTTGAAATAAGTGAATATAGTGCGGAACTTGCTTTGGCTCCGTTGGCTGTGTTGCTGAAAAGCCAGTTTTTTCTGCCGATGGCAAACGGCATTATCGCATTTTCTGCCCTGTCGTTGTCTATGGGAACATCTCCGTTTTCTAGAAATGTGTAAAGATATTTTTTCTCATTGACATTTCACTGACTGGGCGGTATCCGCAAAGCCCTCTGCAAGCTCCGTCAAGAAGGTGGTGACTTACACTGTGAAGTGTGGGGACACGCTCTCGGCTATAGCTCAACGCTGCAAGACTACTGTTGTGAAGCTTGTCAAGGACAATGGTATCAAGAATCCGAACATCATTTACGCAGGACAGAAAATTAAAATCAAGTAGGTAGTAAGACAGCCGACAAGGGTTATTCCTTGTCGGCTGTTTTCATATCTTCATCTATTAACTTGTTAATGTACCCGTTGATACTCATGCCCTTACTTTCTGCATAGGCTTTTAGTTCTTCTCTCCTGCCTTTCTTGACAACTAAACTTATTCTGTCATATGCCTTTTCATTATATAGTCTTTTACTGGCTGTTGATGTTTTACCACTCATAGTTGCACCTCCTTATTCTATATTATAGCATACTTGAAGCACTTACGCAAGTATGCTATAATAATATCATCAAAGAACGAAAGGAGTGAAACCAATGGGTAAGAAAAAGAAAAAGCGGCTCAAAAGAGCCGCCGCTTAGATAATGAAGCCCTCGCAAAGCTACTCATTATCAAAGCAATTTTAGAACTCGCTGAAAGTTTACTGAAGCTTATCGACAAGCTTACAGACTAACAGCATTCCGCAAGAGAGCCGAAAGGCTCTTCGCTGCGGATATTATATCACACAAAAGGAGAAATGTCAAATGAAGATCATAAGCATTATTCTTAATGTGGCTGAGATAGTTATTCTTATAGCCGCCATAATCGTATTTTTCAGAAAAAAGTGATTAAATATTCGGAGGTAAAAACATGAAAGTTACAGTACAGAAGATACGTTGCGGTCGGAGAAAGTATATCAGATAGTAGTTCAGCCGTATCAGGGTGATCTGAGGCGGCTGTTTTTGCGTACACGAATTATACACGATAAAGCTGAATTGTAAATATATGCTTGTGAAATGCGGAACAAATGAAACGGCTTAAATGATGTAAATGCGTGGTTTACAAGCAATTTTATAAAGCAATAAAAAGTGGAGTGAAGTGGTATATTTAATCTCTCCATCTCCGCCAGTCACTCGCCGTGACGGGCATTGTCCGTCATGGCTTTTTTTGTTATCAAACTTCAGTCCCGCTCAATAAGTTTGTTTGTAAACTTTACAAAGTAGGGGGCGTGCCCCTGCACCCAATCCGCTATCATTTATGGTAGCGGATTTTTTCGCCCCCGCCCATAGGTATGATACGCTGGGAGGGGTTTGATGCTCGCCGTGACGGGCATTTTATGTACTCATGCCCCTTGTGCATATGTGCTAAGCCCGCAAGATCGCAATTGTATGTAATGTCAAAAAGGTGCAGATAGTCTTGACAAAAGGCTGGACGTCTGTTAAACTTATCCTAAGCAAAGACCGGGGACGACACCCATAGAAAATAACAGCGTCGGAGCTAAACGCAAGCCTGTATAATGCAGGCGCTAATTTGATGTTGCTGTGCAAGGGGGAGATACCCATAGAAAAAAACGTTATTGTTACAGACATAAACGGAAAACGAATCGGAGCTACCTATCCCAAAAGGGCTAAGGGGCTTGTTAAGAACGGTCGGGCAGAGTATGCAAGCGACTGTGAAAAATGTACTATAAGAATATTAGATACTCATAAGCCGACCGTGGATGTTACGGAGGTAAACAATATGGGTAAAGTAATAGATTTTGATCCTAGAGATTTTAAGGCTGATAAGTCCTGCGAAAACAATGTTATAGCTAAATATTTTGTGACCGATAAGGACGGCGAAAACGTTATTGCCTATTCTATTGGAAACTGGAATTGGGACTGGACGCAGATATGCTGTGACAAAAAACTTGAGAAAAATACCGACTATGTTTTCAGATTTGTGATAGTCGGAGGCTATTGCAATACGTGCAATGAAACTTCTCGCTTTGAGATCGTGCCTATGCCAGACGGCAGCTTAACCGATGAAGCTTACGAAGACAGATACACCTATGATCTGGCTCAGAACAGATATAAGCCTGTTTTATGCAAAAAGACCGACGAGGGTATGCTGAGACTTTTTGAGATACCTTTCAGCACCTTTGATTGCGAAGATTTCAGGTTTGTATTCATTGCTATGCACGCTGTTGCAACGCTCTATGCGCCAAAAAAGTTTTCAGCTTATGCAGACCTTGAGGATACGAATTTTGACCAGCTTCGTGATGAGATCAACAGCAAAACCAGCGAGGATAATTCTGCAAATGTGGTGATGGATTTCACAGGCGCTCATGTCACACGCTCGACTGTCACCGATTTGCTGACAATGGCTCGTTTTGGTAAAAGCGAGAATGTTTGTATTGATTTTACAGGAGCTTTCATAGAGGACGATAAGCCGGACGATATTCAGGCTGATGCAGATGATACCGGGTCTGACGATATCGCTGTTGAGCTTATGGACGTTGCAGACAACTGAGCTTCGCAGGAAGATATACTTTACTAAGATATTATGATTTAATAAGTTGATCCAAACAGAGAAACCCATTGATCGGGTTTCTCTGCTTTTTTTTGCACAAAAAACCACCCACAGCCGAATCAGCCGTGGGTGGCAATATCATTTTAAATTAACACTATCCCTTATTTGTTCAATGCTATCTTGCCCATTGCATCTGCCTGCATGATAGCGTCATAAAGCTCGATAGGCTGTACGTCGCCTGCAAGATTGTGGATAGTTTCGCCTGGGATACAAGCGTTCTTTGCGATAGTTTCTACCTGCTCAGGTGTAGTTACACCGATCTCTTCAAGTGTGACAGGAAGTCCCACTTCAAGGCAGAAGTTCTGTACCTCTTCAAACTCTTCCTTTGGCGCACCCTCAAGTACAAGCTGAACCAGTGTACCAAGGGCTACACAACAGCCGTGGTCTGCGTGCTTGATTCCCAATGATGTTACGCCATTGTAGAACGAGTGTGCGGCCGCACAGTTTACGTTGTCTGCTCCAACACCTGAAAGATATACGTTAGCCTCGCAGATAGCTTCAAGGGCAGGTGTAACTGCGTGTACCTTGCAAGCCTCAACTGCCTGCTTGCCGTATGTTTTAAGCGTGTCATAGCAAAGTCTTGCAAGTGCCTGTCCTGCTCTTGTGATGCCTGTGCCTTCAAGGCTTGCAGACTCTGTTCTTATGGAAGCTCTGCCCTCAAAATATGTACCAAGTGCATCGCCCATGCCTGCAATAAGGAACTTTACAGGTGCGTTTGCGATAACTGTTGTGTCTACCATTACTGCGTCTGGATTGGTAGGGTAGAAAAGATATTTGTCAAAGCTGTGGTCATCATTGTATATTACTGACAGACCTGTACATGGCGCATCTGTTGCCGCAACTGTAGGCACGATAACAATGTGCTTGCCTGTGTAGTATGCTGTAGCTTTTGCAGTATCAACTGCGCTTCCGCCGCCAACTGCAACTACTGTGTCGATGTTGTCAGCCTTTACTATCTCTTCCATTTTGGCTATCTCGCCCTTGCTCGATATGCCGCCGAATATCTCGTAACGTCTGTAATCGTCAAGCTCGCCAAAGCTTTTCTCTATCTTGTCATGACAGGCTTTGTAGCCACTGTTTGAACATACAAACAGCCACCTTTTGCCCATATAGCCCATTTCTTCATGAAACTTAAGTGTAGCATCTCTGCCCTGAACATATTTGAGCGGCTCACGCATTGCTCTGAGTCTTCCCATCATAATGAATTACCTCCGATTTGTTTGATTTATTAACTTTATACGGAATTCTTTCCGTATTTTCAACTAGATTATAGCATATTGCACAAGAGATACAAGAAACATTTTATAAATGATATGTGAATTATCTATTATGGCAAGTTTTGAAAAATAGTTGCTTAATATACATAAATATAGTATAATGAGTATTAAGACAGTATGCGTCATAAGGTTGTGCATTTTTCATAGGCTGTGGGGTGTGTTTTTGTGCAGATATACAAAAGTGTGATGCTATGATAACCATATCGGGATAACTGCAACTAAGTATATGAAAGGGCAAAAACGAGAGAGCATGAAACGGAGATAAAAATGGAAAATGCAAAGCTTGGAGATGTCATCGCCTTTGTCCTAAGGTCCATGAACGAGGAAACTCGTCAGACAGACGATGAGGCAGAGGCGCAGATGAAAAGGTTGATACGCATACTTGTCTTGGAGGGATATGTGAATGAACAAGAATGAATTGAGAGCCGTTGTAGAAAAGGCTCAAAATGGTGAAAAGACAGCTTTTGAGAAGCTGTACAAAGAGTTCCACGAGAAGCTTTATTTCTTCGTGCTGAAAAACGTTGGGGATAAGCATACCGCAGAGGATATCACCGAGGACAGCTTTTTGGCTTCAATGGAGGGGATAGGGTCGCTGAAAGAGCCTGAGCATTATGAAACGTGGCTTCACTCTATCGCTTTCAACAAGTGCAGAATGTATTTCAGACAAAAGGGCAGAGAGGATAACATAAGCCTTGATGACGAAAACCTCAGCGAGGATATCCATGCTGACGATACTGTTATGCTCCCTGAGGATTATGCCGACAGCAAGGAGCTTAAACGCTGTCTGAAAAAGGTCATAGAGGGGCTGAAGCCTGAGCAGAGGTCGGCGGTGATACTTTATTATTATGACGGCATGCCGCTGAAAAAAGTGTCCGAGATTTTGGAGATAAGCGAGAATGCCGCCAAGCAGAAGCTTTTTAAGGCGAGGGCAAAGATAAAGAAAGAGATAGAGCGTATCTTTGAGGGCGGCGCATTTGCGGCTGTGCCTATGAGCGCAATGATGAGAGCGGCTCTGCCGAAAAAGTATGCAATGACAGCGGCTTCACCTGTTACAGCGTTGAAAACCTCTTCCGCTGCTATAAAGATAGTGGGAACTGCGGCGGCTGTGGTGGTGGCAGTGAGCATACCATTGGCTCTCCGTGGAGTGAACAACAACGGCTTCGGCGTTCACGATGACAGCAGTGTTTCAGACAGCTTAAATGATGATAGCCTTGACCTTTCTGACAGCAGTATGGCAGACGCTTCATCAGAGAAGATACCTGAAATCAGTTCGTCAAAAGCTGAAACAGACAGCATATCTGAGCCGTCAAGCGAGCCTGAAAAGGTAACAGACACCGCCGTGACAACTGCACCTGCACCTGTGCAAACCGATACTCCTGTTACAGATACGCAAGGCGAAAATACAAGCGCTGTCCTCCCAAGTGCAGACAACCCAGGCGAGGAGCTGTTTTCAAATACAGTGGGGGATATGCTCAAAATGGCAGACAACAACTATGAGTTTGTTTATCCAACATTCGTTCAAAACGGCTATGATTCTATGTATCAGTGCTCGGCTTTTCCGCAGTATCACTTCGGCAGGGCGGCTTTGAATACCGAAACAGGCAAGGGCTATGTTGACGAAAGCCTGCCTGTCACAAGGGTGGAGCTTTACAATGGTGCATACATCACAAAGAATATCTATGTGGGCATGACATACAACGAGCTTTGCAACGCTCTGGGTGAAAAGCCACTTATGTATCTTTCAAATACAGACAGAAACCGAATCGTATCAGCGACAATAAACGGCAGAACATGGTGGTTCGGCTTTGACCTCACTGACGAACAGCTTGATGAAACATATAAAAGAATGCAGGCTCAGACGGACAGCGAGACTTTTGAACTCAACCCATATCAATACGGCGTTGACATCTCTGACATTGACCCTGTTACAAGCGTGGCAGTGTGTGATATAAGCGACAATTAAGAACAGCAAAACGGATATACTATATATAATAGAAAAAGCGGAGGCTCTTTGCGAGCTTTCCGCCTTTTTCATATGTTCAGCATTACGGAAGCGTAAAACATTCCGTCACCGTATTCAAATTTAGCTACGCCATTGTATTTGGCGGCAATGTTCTTGACAGACTCTGTGCCGATCCCTTTGCCTTTGCGTTTTGAGGAAAGGAAACCGCCTTCTGGGTCGGTGAGGATAGTTCCGGTGAAGGTGTTGTCCACCGCCAGGCAGAGGGAATAGCTGTCAGCCTTTGCTCTGATTATTATTTTTTTATTCTTTGCACTGTCAGACACGCAACCGTGAATGGCGTTTTCGATAAGATTTCCGAAAAGCACAGAGAGGTCGGTTATGTCTATTTTTATATCATCTGGGATGTCAGCGCTCACCTTGTATTCAATGCCGCTGCTTTCCGCTATTTGAGCAAAATATGCAAGAAGTGCGCTTACAGATGTGTTTTTGCCGTAAATGCGTTCTGATATATCGGGCATAGAATCCCTGAAAGAATTGAGATATTCCGAAAGCTTATCATATTCGCCCTTTTTCAGAAGCTCCTGCATAAGAGCGATATGATGTCTGACATCATGCTTATAGCGTCTTGTTTCTTTTATCTTATCCTGCAAATAGTCATATTGCAGGTTCTGCATTTCAAGCAGGTGGTTATTTTCCTGAAGCCGCAGATTTTTCTGCTGTTCGATGACCAGCCGTGCTACGATGTAATACACCAGAAACGCCCCTGCGTTTATAAAGAACAGAGCTATGGTGTTCTTTGGCTCCAGAGCAAGCTCTAAGCTGCTTTTCGTAGAGTTGCCGTAGAGCGTATAGTACCATATTATATAGAACGTAAATGGGATAAGCCAAAGATAGCGCCACTCCAGACCTGACGGCTCTCTTTCCACCGCAGGCGTGTAGACCTTTTTCATGTAGATAAAGAGCGGTCCCCATACCACGGCTTCTGTCATAAGCATACAAAGGGAAAACGACCAGCGGTATGATTCATAGGCAAGTGACGGGAACAGAATGCCCTCCAGACATTTTGAGGTAATGACGATAAAGCTTGCGTTATTTGAAAGCAGAAGCAGTGTGAAGCCTGTTTTGCCGACCTTGACCTTCACAGCGAAAAAGTAAAAAGCCGCATAGAGCAGGGTGCTGACTGCACTTAGCAGACCTGCATTTGTGCTGAAAAATGCCGCCTGCCAACCTAAGAAGATCTGCACCAGTGAAAGAGCCACAACAAGTCCCACGGTAGCTGTTTTGGAAAAGCGAAGCCTATGCCGGAAGGGATAAAGGGCAAGCACCATAAGTGGCAGAAAATTCAGAAGGGAATATATGCCCACTTCCACAAGGCGGTATAAAGGAGGCATTACTGCTCACCGCCTTTTCGCAGATCACTGAAGTGAAACTGAGCGAAGGCGTCTAGTGTTTCTCTGGATTTTCGGCGGCTTATGGGGATATGTGTGCCGTCGCTCATTATGAAAAGGTCGCTTTTTTGCTGGGCTATCTCATAGAAATTCACGATGACGCCTTTGGTGGAGGTGTAAAAGTATGAATGACTGCAAAAAATGCTCTCGATCTCAGCGAAAGAATTTCTTGAAACTATGCTTTCGCCGTCTGTGCAATGGATTGTCACGATATGTGACGCACAGTCTATGTAGATAACATTTCTGAGTATCACGTTCTGACCGTCGGGAAGCTTAACGGAACGCATACGATCAATTTCATCAGAACCGATCCGGTCAAGCATGGCTTTTACTTTGTCAGCCTGAAAGGGCTTGCAAAGATAGTAGCAGGCGTTGAGGTCGTAGCTTTCGCTTGCAAACTCGTTGCTTGAAGTGCCGAATGCGATATTCACGTTTTTGTCTGTTTCACGAAGCTTTTCTGCGACCTCTATCCCTGTCATTTTCCCCATGAATATATCAAGCACCACCAGATCATAAGCTCCCATCTGCCAACATGACAAAAAGCTTTCTCCGCTTGAAAACGTATCTATCTGACAGCTGTGAGCGGTTTGTTCGGAAATATATTCATGAAGAAGTGCAAGGTCGTTTTTATTATCGTCTACCAATGCCACTCTCATACTGTAAAAATCCTTTCTTATACATGATTTCTTAATATATAATAACACACATCAAAGCAAAATTCAAGCATTATTCATTTATTTTGTTACCACTTGTGCAGATTTTTGACCGTTTGTGCCAAATCTATTGACAAAGTGTGTAGGCTGTGTTAAAATAATCGAGTAAAATTATGTTCTGAGTAAAAAAGAAATATCAGCAACAAAAAATATTATGGAGGAATTAGAATGAAAAAGAAAATTTTAAGTCTTTTGGTGACGGGCTGTCTTTTGTTTGTGCCGACAACGGCATTTGCAGACGATAATAAGACGGTAATAAAAACTGTTGACGACCTGTTGGCGTTTTCAAAAGCGGTAAACAACGGAGATTATGACAAGAATAAAGACGCAGTTGTTGTTCTTGAAAATGACCTTGACTTGACAGGTGTTGTATGGACGCCTATCGGAAACGTTTTCGATGAAAACGGCTATATTGAACATTGTTTCAGCGGCAAATTCTACGGAAACGGTCATACTATTTCAAACATTGATTTTACGTCTATTTATGGTAAAGATTTGTTGGTCGGTTTCTTTGGCGATATCGAGGAAGCAGAGGTATCAGGTCTGACTATAGAGGGAAATCTGGATGTGACAAATACTGATAACGAATATACTGTTTATGGCACTATTGCAGGATTTGCAGGTGATTGTACTATTTCTGATTGTGTGTCAAACGTATCGTTCAACAATAACGGCAAATATGTTTATGGCTTCATAGGCATGGTAGGTCAGGCATACGGCACAACTTTTGAATATTGTGAGAACACAGCAGACATAACTATCTCAGGCGACAACGGAAGTGTTTATGTCGGCGGTATAGTTGGATATGCGCAGATTGGAACGGAAGTCCGCTATTGTTCAAGCACAGGCGATATGGTATATGCTGCACCAGACGCCGGCGGTATCGTAGGACGTTTGTATGGCGATTCCAAGGTTATAAACAGCTATGTTACAGGAAAACTCACGCCGGTTGGCAACGGAACCACAGATGTAGGCGGTATCGTTGGTTCAGTAGCCGGCGGTTCTGTAAGTGATTGCTATTTTGCAGGAGAAATTGACCTTTCACAGTACTCAGCCAAAAAGCCATATACACGTTTCGGCGGAATAGTGGGGAAGGATTCCTCGTCTACAACTGACTTTAAAAACAACTATTTCACAGAAACAGAAAATGTTGAAGCTTGCGGTTCAAATAAAGAAGCAGGCAAGGCTAAAGCATATGACTATATGACAACAAAAGAATTTTATGACGAGTTGACAGCTGGCGGTGCAAAGTATCAGTATGTTGAGGGAAAAACACCTGTCCTGCCAACTAAGGAATATGCAGTTGATTTTGAAGTAACACCTGCTGACCTGAAAAATGTTGTAATAAAGGTAGACGGAAAAGAGATAACAAACAATACTGCAATGCTTACAGCAGGCACTTACACAGTAGAGGTAACTGCTGACGATTGCGAGCCTCTCAGCAAGGAAATAACTATTTCAGCAGATATCGCAACACATACACAGGCTTTTGAACTTGCATACAAGTCAGCAGACTATACAGAGCTTGACAAGGCAGAGGAAGCTGCAAAGGCTCTCAACAAGGACGATTATGAGGACTTCTCAGAAGTCGAAAAGGCTCTTGCCGCTATTGATAGAACTAAGAACATCACAGAGCAGGCTGATGTTGACGCTATGGTAAAGGCCATAAATGACGCTGTGGCAAACCTTGTAAAGAAAACACCTGCTTCTTCACAGCCTGACAGCGTAAGCAGTTCTGATGCTTCTTTAGATACTAGCAGTTCCGCTTCTGACAGTTCATCTTCTGACAGCAAGTCAGACAGCAGCTCAAAGGCAGCTTCAAACGCTTCAAACACAAACCCATCAACCGGCGTTGCAGGCGGAGCATTCGCTCTTGCACTTCTGAGCGGTGCGGCTGTGGTCATGGCTAAGAGGAAAAAGTAATACATCCATTAAATGGACATATAAAGCAATTAAATGGGACTTTCATACATTATTTGTTTAAACAAATACCGCATGTGCAGATTTTTGACCGTTTGTGTCAAAATAGTTGAAAAATTATTACCGCTCTGCTATCATAATTATAAGCAGGGCGGTTTTATATCGCAATGCAAATATGAATATGAAGTCTTATATTTCGGGAGGATAAAATATGAAAAAGACAAGAATTTTTAGCACAATGCTAGCAACGGTCATATGTATGGCATCTTTGCCTGCAATAAATGTTTTTGCGGCAAATCAGCAGAGAACTACAACTCTTGACCTTACAGTGGCAGGATTTCAGAACGATCAGAAAAATGAAGACGAGGGCTGGAGCTGGGACGCAGCAACTTCTACTCTTACACTTGACAATGTTGATTTTTCAACGGCGAAAAAGTCTTGTGTCATTGTTGACGGAGAAAAAGTTACTAATATAGTTTTCTCAGGAGATAACAAGATGACCTCAGGCACTACAGTTATTTCGAGAAAAGGAAGCGCAAAAGATACCGGTGTAGTACTAAGTGGAAAGACTAAGGACAGTGTGCTTAATCTTGAAGAAACAGGCAAACTTCCAGTAATGGATCAGCCTAATGTTACTTTTGAGTCAGGAACTGTCAACGCAAAGGGCGGTGCTGTCATAACACTTTATTCCATAAAGGTAATGGACGCAACTCTTAATATTGACACAAGTGAAGTTGCCGATGGTGGCTGGAATGACGGTTTGTATGCAAACGGCTCTGTTGAGATATACGGCGGAGATGTGAATATCAATGCAGGAAGAGCAGGAATATTAGTAGTTGGTATAGGTGCCCCTGAGCCTAAGACAGGCTTGATTATAAAGGACGGAAAGGTAGATATCAATGCCAAGCTTGCGGATATTTATCTTGGTACAGACAATATAAAGAACGGTCTTATCTCGGGAGGAGATATCACACTCGGTGGTGACATAGGAATTTTCCTTAACGATTGCGAAAAGTGCGAGATAAAGGGCGGTACATTCCATACTGATGGATGTGAAAAACCATTTGCAGTTCATAGAGACAGTTCGGCTGTATTTGAGTATGCAAAGGCAGATTATACAGAGCTTGACAAGGCAGAAGAAGCTGCAAAGGCTCTTAATAAGGACAACTATGTGGACTTTACAGCCGTAGAAAAGGCACTTGAAGCTATCGACAGAACTAAAAACCTTACACAGCAGTCAGATGTTGACAAAATGGCGAAAGACATAAACGATGCTGTTGAGGCACTTGTTTACAAGTCAGCAGACTACACAGAGCTTGACAAGGCAGAGGAAGCCGCAAAGGCTCTCAACAAAGACGATTATGAGGACTTCTCAGAAGTCGAAAAGGCTCTTGCCGCTATCGACAGAACAAAGAACATCACAGAGCAGGCTGACGTGGACGCTATGGTAAAGGCTATAAATGACGCTGTGGCAAACCTTGTAAAGAAAGCACCTGCTTCTTCACAGCCTGACAGCGTAAGCAGTTCTGATGCTTCGTCAGATACGAGCAGTTCTGCTTCCGACAGCTCATCTTCCGACAGCAAGGCAACTGACAGCAAGTCAGACAGCAGCTCAAAGGCAGCTTCAAACGCTTCAAACACAAACCCATCGACCGGTGTTGCAGGCGGAGCATTCGCTCTTGCACTTCTGAGCGGTGCGGCTGTGGTCATGGCTAAGAAGAAAAAGTAAATAAGATCTCCCCTATTGTTGATATTTCGGAGAAGGGCAGTTCCTTGTGGACTGCCTTTTTTCTATTTGCAGGAAAGCGGAATTTGCCTGCATAATTTAGGGCGCTTTTTTGCAAAGAAGCATAAAAATGCAATTATTTTATATTGATACTGCAAAATCGTCCGCGCAAGCTCAGACTAACTATTGATAATAGTCAATATCTTTTATTATCTATTTTATACCATGAAATTACATTTATTCATAAAAAATCGTTATAGATTTAAGCGAAATGTAAAAAATCAGCTCACAAAATCTGCGTTTACCCTTGCAATTCAGAAAAATATGTGGTATAATTATATTGCTGTAATAGGAGCACAGCATGAAATGCTGGCAGTGTGTTTTCAATTGTCAGATGAATTTCTGTATAGCTTATGCTTAATAATAAGGAAAGAAAATGAATGCGCCAGCGTGTGCTGTTTCATTATAGCGCCTATTAACGATATTTTTTTGAAAAGGAGTTATTGCAACATGTCAAAGATCGATTTGAGCAAGTACGGTATCACCGGAACTACAGAAGTTGTTTACAACCCTTCTTACGAGCAGCTGTTCGAGGAAGAAACAAAGCCAACACTCGAAGGCTATGAAAAGGGTCAGGAGAGTGAGCTTGGCGCAGTAAACGTTATGACAGGCGTTTATACAGGCCGTTCACCTAAAGATAAGTTCATCGTTATGGACGAAAATTCTAAGGACACTGTTTGGTGGACTTCTGACGAGTACAAGAACGACAACCACCCAGCTTCACAGGAGGCTTGGAAGTCTGTTAAGGAACTCGCTATCAAGGAACTTTCAAATAAGAGACTTTTCGTAGTTGACGCATTCTGCGGCGCTAACAAGGATACAAGAATGGCTATCCGTTTCATCGTTGAGGTTGCTTGGCAGGCTCACTTTGTAACAAATATGTTCATCAAGCCAACTGCTGAGGAGCTTGAGAACTTTGAGCCTGACTTCGTTGTATACAACGCTTCAAAGGCTAAGGTAGAGAACTATAAGGAGCTTGGTCTTAACTCTGAGACAGCCGTTATGTTCAACATCACAAGCCGTGAGCAGGTAATCATCAACACTTGGTACGGTGGAGAGATGAAGAAGGGTATGTTCTCAATGATGAACTACTTCCTTCCACTCAAGGGCATGGCTTCAATGCACTGCTCAGCTAACACAGATAAGAACGGTGAGAACACAGCTATCTTCTTTGGTCTGTCCGGTACAGGTAAGACAACACTTTCTACAGACCCTAAGAGACTCCTTATCGGTGACGACGAGCACGGCTGGGACGACAACGGAGTGTTCAACTTCGAGGGCGGCTGCTATGCTAAGGTCATCAACCTTGATAAGGATTCTGAGCCTGATATCTACAACGCTATCAGAAGAGATGCTCTTCTTGAGAACGTAACTCTTGACGAGAACGGCAAGATCGACTTTGCTGATAAGAGCGTTACAGAGAACACTCGTGTATCTTATCCTATCGACCATATCCAGAACATTGTAAGACCTATTTCTTCTGCACCTGCTGCAAAGAACGTTATCTTCCTTTCAGCAGACGCATTTGGCGTACTGCCTCCAGTATCTATCCTCACACCAGAGCAGACACAGTATTACTTCCTTTCTGGCTTTACTGCAAAGCTTGCAGGTACAGAGCGTGGAATCACTGAGCCTACACCAACATTCTCAGCTTGCTTCGGTCAGGCTTTCCTTGAGCTTCACCCAACAAAGTATGCTGAAGAGCTTGTTAAGAAGATGGAGAAGAGCGGTGCTAAGGCATACCTGGTAAACACAGGTTGGAACGGCACAGGCAAGAGAATTTCTATCAAGGATACTCGTGGAATTATCGACGCTATCCTTAACGGTGACATTCTCAACGCACCTACAAAGAAGATACCACACTTTGACTTTGAAGTTCCAACAGAGCTTCCAGGCGTTGATCCTGCAATTCTCGATCCTCGTGACACATATGCTGACGCTTCCGAGTGGGAGACAAAGGCTAAGGATCTTGCAAGCAGATTTGTTAAGAACTTTGCTAAGTATGAGGGCAACCCAGCAGGTAAGGCTCTTGTATCAGCAGGTCCAAAGGAATAATCAATAACTCTGATACTATTATATAGTATAAAAGCTGCTGTGCCTTTTGGTACGGCAGCTTTTTTGTGCTCTTGAAAAAGTGTGATGAAGGTGGTATAATTGGTATGGAGGCGAATTTAGTTTGGAAAAGAAGAATTATGCCGCAAGGGTGGCTATATATGCCATGGGGCTTGTGATACTTGCCGCAGGGATAACGATGAACATCAAAACAGGGCTAGGTGTATCCACTATTATATCAGTGCCATTTGCCATATCGAGTATATGGAATGTGAATTTTTCTCTTGTGACTTTTGCTACATATGCACTGTTCGTTGTGATAGAAATGATAATAAAAGGCAGCGACAGAACTGTTATAGACTGGCTGCAAATACCATTCAGCATTGTGTTCAGCCTGCTGCTGAATATGTTTTCAAAGCTGCTTGATTTCAATTTCGGGCATTTGTGGCAAAACACGCTGTATCTGGCAGCAGCGATAATCTGCACGGGTTCTGGAATGTCAATGATGATAGCCATGAAGTTCGTGCCGAATCCAGCCGACGGTCTTGCTCAGGCTATAGGAAAAGCCTTTGGAAAGAACATGGGCTTTGGCAAGAATATACTTGACGCATCGTGTGTTGCCATTGCCTGCGTGATAGGTCTGCTGTTTGACAAGCGGATAATAGGTATCGGTATCGGAACGGTGGCGGCTATGCTCCTTGTGGGAAGGTGTGTGGCAGTATTCGATCATTTCTTCAAAGACAGAATGAAAAGTGCCGCAGGGCTTGCAGAATAAAAAAACGCCGCAGAGGACAAAAGCTTCTCTGCGGTATTTTAGTATTTATGCAATAAAAAAATCCGCTCTACTTAACGTAAAGCGGATACAAGCAAAAGCTTAAACTTTTGCTGGCGCGGATTGAGAGATTTGAACTCAGCTTGTTTTATTTCACAGCGTTTAACAGCTTCTTATAAAAGTCCGTAAATAAAGGGTTTGTGCTGTTTTGCATTTCACAGCTTTTTATAAAATTCAGTCGATTTTCACCGCTTATAATGACCAAATAATGACCAGAATTTTTTGCGATAGTCAAGCAATGGAGACTATACGGCATAATGCACAATAACATTTTCGCTTATGCTTTCAATACCCCTCAAACGCTCTGACAGCTCCTGTGCTGCGTCCTGTGCTCTCGTCTTTAAACTTTGCCGTCCTCTGCCTGCTGCGGCTCTGATAGCCTGTCATCTTCGTATCTCGCTTTTAGAAACTCAAAGTATGCAATAAGCAAATTCTTATAGGCTGCTTTTGACTTAGGTTTAAAATCTTCGCCATAACTTTTCACCCATTCTATCACATCATCGTCAAGTGATAGTTCAAATAAAGTATTGTACTTTTTCATATTTTTATCCTTTCTGTTATTGGAGCAGTGCGAACGGTTTACTCGCTGGACGGTAAACTTAGTTAATTACGGTGTTGCATTATCAAGCTACAAATTTCAAGGCGTTCAACTCTTGTTACTTTGGTATGAGTTAAAGGCTCTTGTGCTTCGATAACGTAATAATTAGGCTGCTCGCTGCTTTTGTTTATGTGAATGTTGAAATAACCACGCTTGGCAAGTCTTTTTCTGAGTGCTAGTAATTCTTTGGGTTGACTCATTGCCTATTTTCCTTTCGGTCTATGTTTCAAGCCCACTTACATTCAAACCGAAAATAAGGCTTGAAAGATCCTTGCAAGCTTTGTCTATATCCTTGTACACTGTTCTGCTGTCAATTATTTCTCTTTCGGCTATCTCGTCATAAGTTGGGGTGGTCTCGCCTGTGATGAAAGCGGCTTCAACTACACGCCAACGCCTTTGCATATCCTCACGAACTGAGGAAGTACACCGAATTTTGTAAATATCAAGCATAGTTTGAACGTGTTCCATTATGGTTTTAGTGGTCACGATCTGATTTTTTATGCTTTCAACCTTGTATTTCTCGTATTCACTAAAGCCGATAAGCTCTCTTATGACAAGATCGTTTATCTGTGAAGCGTCACAAAGAGCATTTTCAGCATATGCCCTCAAATTTCGGTATTCTTTGAGCAATAGCTTGACGTTCTTGAACTTCTTGCTTTCGTTGTCCTTGATACGTTCGGCTTCTTGTGCTTGGTATATCTCAATAGCCTTTGCAGCTCCTGCTTCTGCTGCTATTCTTGAAATGTAATTGACTAGCTTTTGATTTGTGTTTTCTTGTGACATTGTTTTCACCTTTCGTCTTTATGTTTGTTACCCGTTTTCAAACCCGTCATTGATTTGACCTAATACCCTATCAAGGGCGGCTAAAACTTCTTCGCTTTCGTCATCGTCCTGAGAGATATAAACGCCCGTCATTTTGTTCAAAAGGTCTATCGCACGCAGCCTTGACGGCATACCCTCATCACTATCACGGGCAATGTCTGACAGCAGGGCTTGACGTTCCAACGCTGACATAATGCGTTCACGCTGTCCCTTTTCCGTCAGCTCCCGCACATATGCCTTGACCTCTTCAACGTTCAGAAACCTGCTGGCGTTCGTGTGAGCGAATTTCTTAGAATACCCAGCCTTAACAGCACTTTGCGTGGCGTTTCCGCTCTTAGCGTAATATTCGGCGAATTTCCTTTGCCTTGCTGTCATTTCTTCACCTCCTTTCAGCAATGCCCGCTAGTGTAGTATTTTGTAGTGGTATCATAAGCTTGTGCTTGCTCGTATGTTCATTTGTCAATGCAATATGCACGGACTGTCAAGACAAAAAAATGGTTGCAGTATTAGCCTCAAATATCAGTCCAGGGATTTTTAAAGAGGTCTTCGGGGTCTTGCTGTTCGCTTGGCTGTGAAGCAAGTTGAGGGTATCGCTTTTGAACTTCGCCTATGACCCAACTTCTTATAGCGTGATAGTCGGACTTGTACTTAACACCCTTTGATAGCTTATAGTTGTTCAAGATTTCTATGCACTTATCGACAAACGGCTTTGAATGTTCTGACATTAGCTTGTCATATTCTTTTTCTGTGAGAGTGACAGCTTCCGCATTGTTGTTTTTGTTGTCTTTGACATTTTTCTTGTTCTTTGGCGTTGTGCGTTCCTTTTCTTCTATATTCTCATCTAATCTATTCTTATCTATACTAATCTTATCTAATCTATGTGGGCAGTTGGTTGACGCTTGGTTGTCAAGTGGTTGACAGTTGGTTGACAGTTGGTTGTCAATCATTGAATATGCTCCGTTATCCTCTACCCTGAGCATAGATTTTTCGTTAGTGTACGTTGTTAGTGTCATTCTATCTTTTCGCAAAGTATTATGTATTAGCCAATGCTTTATGACAATTACGCCGCTTTTGAATGGAATAATATAACTTTTGGCGATAAGTAATTTCATATCATCATCGGTGCAGCCTATGGCTCGTTGTATCTTTTTCGGGTTGTTCATAAAGCCCTCATCATCTGCACGCATAGACAAATGAAAGTACAAAGCCTGTGTTGATAGCGGCATATCTAAGAACAAATCGCTATCAATAATGATTTTTGCAAACATTCTTTTTTCAGCCATTGCTTAACCCTCGCTCTCCCACTTGTTAAGCAAGTCCTCCGCTGCTCTGAGCGTTGTTCTTATGCTTTGTGACCTTGCGTGTTCTGTACGAACGTACCGCCGCAGCTCGTATACATCGCTAGGCAAATAATAGCCATTGCTGCTGGAACATATAACCGCACCTTTACGCCGCATATGCTCGATACAAAGCCTTGTGCTGCGGTTGTCAAGCCCTGATATCCTGCACATATCGGAAAGGCTCACGGCGTTTTCTTCGCCTGCTCTGAGGGCGTTTGCTATCCTTTCGGCTGCTGTCATACTACACTACACCCCTTTCACCCTCGTTCAGATACTCAATGAACTTTTCTACATTGACAAGTGCCTTTGCTCCACACTGAACAAACACGATCTTGTTTTCTTTCACAAGCTGTCTGATAGCGTGGGCAGGAAAGCCCGTTTCTTTTGCCGTCTCGTTTATCGTCCGCATACGGGGTGCGGCTCTTGTTATGCTGATATTATTCAAAATAACTCCTATCCACCACATTTCAAGACTTGCGTTTCCACCCCTGAATGTGGTATAATAAGAGAGGAAACGTGTGTGTTTCTTTCAGCGGGCTTTAACGCCTGCTTTGCCGTCTGAGTGTTGCGATCACTCGGACGGCTTTTTGTTTTCTTTCTCTGCCGTTAACTTTTCAGCGTGCTTTTTAAAGAAGCGTGTCGTTGTGTCCTTGACCTTATCGGCGTTCTTTCTTTTCCATTCTCTATAGTATGCACGCCGCGCAAGCACAACGGATCTTTCTTCCTCTGAAAGCTTGGTAACATCAATCATTGTTTTGCCTCCTTTCAAAATTGTTTCATTTTGATATTGACAGATTTCGTTCCGCCTGCTATAATAGTAACAGAAAAGCAAAACAAAATCAAGAAAAATCAATGGTATGTATCAAAATAGGCACAGGGGGCGGATTGATGATTGAATGTAACAGCTTAGAGGATATCGGCAAGCGAATAAAGCACTACCGGACTTCAAAAGGAATGGAACAAAACGAATTAGCCAAAAAGCTACGCGTAAAACGTGAGCTTGTATCAATGTGGGAAAATGGAAAGAGAGATATTAAAACATCAAATATAGTAATGCTTGCAAATATATTTGAAATTTCCTGCGATGAATTATTGACAGGCACAAAACCTGAACACGTTGACTTTAGACTTTCAACAGGTTTGAGCAGTCAAGCAATAGAAAAACTAATAAGCATTAACAGTCTTGTAATTGAAAATATTGACCCATATCACATTGACGAATATAATTTAATTGATGTTGTGAATTACATTATAGGACATCAGCATTTCATTACTTTTGTAAAGCATTTGTCTGAAATATATCGTATGTGCAGATCAAATGCTATTACAGTTGCTTCAAGTAATGTAATTAATGATGATAATTATGAAGAAATGCAAAGAGCCTTTTATAATTTTATAGACAAATTCAAAGTGAAATTAGTTTCTTATCAAGATTTTTACGGGAATGCGATCGGTAATTGTAAATATGATTTAGATTACATAATGAGAGACTTGTTAAATGAGGATTAGCCCCCATTTTAAGCACAAAAAAACCGCCCTGTGTTGCAGCACAGAACGGTTTAAATAGACCTCACCGCAAGGGCAAAGCCTGCTATACAAAGCATATAAATTATAGCACAAACGCCCTTTCGGTGTCAAGTACACAGAAAGGAACGTGAGCTTATGGCACACATCGACAAAAGACCGAACGGCAGTTACCGCATTAAAGTTTCCTGCGGTTATTCAGCCGACGGCAAAGCACAGAAAACACAATCAATGACGTGGAGACCGCCAAAAGCGAATATGACCGAAAAGCAATTACAGCGGGCTTTAAATAAAGCAGCGCTGGAGTTTGAGCAGAAATGCGCAGGCGGTCAGATCGTCAACGCGGTCAAGCTTGAAAACTTCATTGAAGAATGGTTTAAGGTGCACGAAAACGCTTTAAAGCCCGCTACTCTGAAAAAGTATCGTGATCTATGCCCTCGCATATATTCTCAGCTGGGGCATTTGAGGCTTGACAAGATAAAGACAAAAGACCTTGACCACTTCTTGAAATGGCTGACAAACGAACGCAACGCCACTTCGCTTGCAAAGTGTAAAGTAGATATGAAAAAGATGTTGCAGGATAACGGCGAAACTCAAAATGCATTTTGTGAAAGAGCGGGCATTGATACACATATTGTGCGCAGCTGCTACCACGATAGGGCTATAAGGTGGGATAACGCCGCAAAAGTCGCAGCGGCTCTTGACAAGCAAACTTCTTCAATGTTTGAGAAGATAACCGATAACAGCAGGCTTTCACCTAAAACAATTCACTGTTATCACGGATTCTTGTCAACTATATTCACATATGCGGTCAAAATTGGAGAGATAGCCGTAAATCCTTGCAATAACTGCACGCTCCCTAAAATTCCGACGGCAGAGCATAACATATTGACCATAGAGCAAACGCAGCGGCTTTTGCAGCACCTTGATGAATATGCACCCTTGAAATACCGCTGCTTCTTCTACATAGCAATTTACGGCGGTTTCAGACGTGGCGAAATACTCGGCTTGCGGTGGTCTGATATCGACTTTGAAAATGATCTGATACACATACGCCGTGCGGTGCATTGGGAAAAGCAAAAAGGATTTTACTATACAGAACCTAAAACGGCAAAGTCAAGGCGTACTGTTCGCCTGCCTGAACGTGTGATGTTCTTGCTCAAACAGCAGCACAATGAACAAATGTCGGCGGCGTTAAAATACGGCGATTATTGGGATAATTCAGAAAACCTTGTGTTTACTACTGAAAGAGGCTCGCAAATGTCAATAGGCACGCCATACACGTTCTTGAAGAAGTTTTGCGCTGAATATAACTTGCCCTTTGTGTCGGTACACAGTCTGAGGCACTTAAACGCCACGCTTCTTATAAACAGCGGTGCAAACCCTAAAACAGTACAAGCCTTGCTGGGGCATAGCTTGGCAAGCACAACGCTGAACATATACGCACACGAGATACAATCAGCAGAGGCGGCAGCTTCTGTGGCTGTTGCAGCAATGCTTGATAACACGCTTTCTGCAAAGCGTGGGGCGGTGTAGTGCGATATGGGTACCATGAAAACGGCAGAGCTGGCGGCTCTGCAATGCTTGGCATATAACAAAATCTCTGAACTTCCTGTAAGTCTAACTACAATAGCAAGAAATTCAAGCGTAAAAATCATAAAAAACTCAGATGCAAATGAGCTACAGCCTGATGAGTCTGGAATTAGCTTATTGATCGGAACGGAATACTTTATCGTTTATGACGATACTCAAAGCAAGGGTCGTTGCAGATTTACGATTGCTCACGAATTAGGGCACATATTCTTGGGTCACCTGTTGATTGACTCAAAAGGTGCAAGAACATTCGACACAAGCAGACCGCAGATAGAGCAGGAAGCGGATGTGTTTGCTTCTCGCCTTTTGTCTCCTACTTGCGTTCTTTTGGGGCTTGGACTTAAAACGCCCGCTCAGATATCAAAGTTTTGTGAAATTTCTTACACTGCCTCAAAGATAAGATGTTATCAAATGCAGTCGATATACAAACGAAATGAATACACAATGTGTGACCTTGAACGTGAAGTGTATGGCAATTTTAAAGAGTTCATTGATAAGAACAAAACGAGGTCGGTTAAATGAAAATGATGTATATTGTTTATTCGGCAGATAAAAAGCCGCTAGGCATTTTTAAAGATAGAAAATCAAGAGATATACAGCTAAAACGCTGCGGCGGCAGTTATAAAAGTGTTAATATTCGCAGCGTCAAGCGGGCATACAAGGGCGTAAAGGGGTGCGATATTCTAATGACAGCAAAGGAACTAGCAAAGCTAATGGATTGTGTGGGCAACTCTGAGCATAGTGATAGTGCTTTTGAGAGTGAAATAAACACGTTTATGGACAAATACGGAAATAAAAAGAACATAAGCACATATAACGATATGATGACCGATCTTGTTAAGATAACTGACAATGAGCGATATAATTCATTTGCTCAGGAATTTGAAACGGCGGTATCACTGATATTAAGCAGGGAGTTGATTTGAAATGATAAAAAGAAACATTACACCTATAACGATAGAAGAGCTTCTCATACACACCGAAAGCGACTTCTGAAGTTATGGGTCAGAGAGATTTTATGAAGCTTATCATAAGTTCTATAAAAAAATAGAAAAAATCGAAAAAGAGATGAACCGTGATGACTTAATCGACAGCAGCGACGGTGGTGACTTAGGTGATGTATTGTGCAGAGCGGAACGGGATTATTTCAAAGCGGGCTTTCGTGCAGGCGTTAGGCTGCTTATTGAAAGCTTGGTTGCAGATATATAA